CCCGCCGTCAGCAGTGTGGGCACCAAACCTCAGTAACCCCCAGTTACTACCACCGTCCGATTGAGCATAGTAACCCTGCCATTCAATACGCGTTCCTTCTACGTATTTAGACAGGTAGCTAGCTGACAATACATCAGAGACGCTGTCAAAAGCCCTCAATCTTGAAACCAATAACCCACTCTCTACGGAGTCAATCTCTACATAGTAGTCTCCGTCTGCTATGTAAAACTCAACAGAACCATCACTAGCTGACTTATTGTCTGTGCCGTTTTGTATGATTTCACTGCTACCAGACTCGTCAGTGTAGATAGTGGCCAAGGAGTCGTCAGAGGTATTACGAACTTCATACACCTTACCACCTACGACCGCACTGGTTTGTATTCTAGTAAGTCCTCCGTCTGTTGGTGACTGAAACATCCTAAGCTCAAACAATTCACTAACAGCCCTTTGGCTCATTACCTTGTCTATTGCAGGGCCTGTCACCTGAACAACAGCAGCCTCACTAAACTCTACACCAGATAAGGTATCATCAACATACTTCTTATTAGCAACCTCGTTAGACTCAACAGGTCTTGGTGTGTTGATAATCTTATTACTGTCCATATCCAACTCTTGGGACATAGTGTTGTTACCACCAGACCTATGAAGAACATCATCGTTAATAACATCCCCAACCTTCTCGAAGTTGGAATTAATCTTACTAAGGTTGTATCCACTTCTTATAGCATCTAATTCAATATCAGACATACATCTCTCTTATAATCATATTGTGTTAATATCCCTTCCTTATACAAATCCTTGAACAAGCTACCTAGGGCACACCTGTCTTTATCTCTTTATTTTCCTTAATGCGTTCTCTTCTTCTCTTAACAAGAAGATAAACGTCCCGTAGGGACAGGGCCCTATACTATGTCAATCCCTTTAGAAGGCCCTCCCTATGTAAACTCCCATTTAGTGTAATTTCCATTAGAAAATTTTTAGGTGTAATGCATCAGCGATGCAAGCCCCCTAACCCCCCTTACCCCCTGTAGCTTAACAACTGGCATGATGTATGCATAACATGCATGAATTGTACCAGACAGGTGCAACTTGTTGTACCGACTATGTGGGGGTAATGCACCCTGACGGCTATGACCACTTGTATATTGTCCTAAAGTGTTGATTCCATTGGAATAGATTGTAACTAAACGTCTACGACTGGGGTATCTATGTGTACTGCTATGTATAACACTGTATACACATACACTACTAGGGGCATCTACTATGTTATACAACCACTGTATAAACCACTGTATTATGCTAGAACGTCCTGTATGCGATTCTAAGACGTTTTTAGTGTTTACCTGTAGGTTGTATCAAATGAAAAGAGAACTCAATTCGCCAATATATTGACACACGACATTTAGCAAATTGGCATGCTTATTGCTACGTGTGTGTATACATATAAATGTATGCCTAATAGGTGTGTACTATGTGTATATGCCTAATCAAATAAATCTTTAATAAAAACAATAACATGTAAATTAATTTAATATTTTTATTAAAAACTACTTGCATATAATCCTAATGAGCGTATATTTAATCCCATCGACAGGGCACAGCGCCTAGTTGATATGCTCTTTAAGAATATGGTTGACAACTGATAGGTTTATCTATATCATGCGTCTTACAGTCTTAGCTTAATATTAATTAGTGAAGGCCGTCCTAATAAGTCCTATATGGCATAGGGTAGCGGCTCAAAAACCTTATCAACTTAGCTTAACAAACTGTTTGACAAACGATAGCGATTAAGCTTACAATGTCAACCATGCTCACTATGAGCAACAGCTTAGACCAACCAACTAAGGATAAATAAAAGGTTGACAACTGAATCCCGACAGTATAACATGGGCACCAATATACAGGTTGAAACATTACCTACGAGCGGTAGCGGCTCAAATCAGCTACTAGACTTAAACCTAAATGGTGCGTACTTAAACGTTCTTTAATCCCTTCTAATAGCTTATGCTGGTTAGTTGGGACAGATGCACACCTAACAAGACAAGTCGAAGCGGTGGCAGTGAATAGCCAACGTGTGCAGGTTCCTTATGGGGGCTGAGCGAAGCAACTATACATGATAGGCATGTGTAACAGCGCAGAGAATCCTTGGCACTAATCAGTGTGAGGGTAAATTGAAAATCCAGTGTATATGTATGGACTAGTAAGCAAGGGCTAATGGCTCTACTGAACAATCCTAGGCAACCCAATGGCGATAGCAAGCCTGTGGCATATACACTTTAATCGAATGAATAAATCAAGGTCGTTAGGTTAACACTTAGCGGCCTTTCTTATATTCATTTTAAATATGTGTCTCAGTATTGGGATACGTCCACACCGTAATTAACTATTGAAAATATTAAGGAGGCCATCATGGCTACACTAACTACTTATTCACAAGCTAACGTAAAAACCACTAAAGATTTTACTAAGGCATGTACCGCTGTATTCGGTTCAATCAAGCAACGTAACGAGCAAGTACAACAGTTGCTTATTCTAGCTGTACAAGAAGCTGCAAAACTATCTTCTAATGGCCAAGCTAGCAACAACCTAACATGGCTATCTAACATTCTTGTTATTGCAGAAGATACACAAGGCATTAACCTAACTAAGATTGTTAAATACATCAAAGAAGTGTTGTGCTGTAACACTGTAGCTTGGAACAAGAAAGACAACAAGCTAACTAAGACATCTAAGAAAGATGTTAAGCTTATGTATAACTGCGAGCCTGAGTCAACTTGGTATGAATATGGCAAGAAGGCTAGCGTTTCTAAAGAGTTTGACTATGCCAAGCGTATTAAGTCAGCTATTATTTCAGCCACCAACCCAGATAAAGGTGGCTTAACACATGAAGATGTAATCAAAGCTATCTTCGAAGCGGGTATAACTATCGACGATGTTATGAATGCTATGCCTACTGATATTGAACAGGCAGCTTAGGGGGCGGTTATGAGACACCTGCTAGTTGAAAAAGAAACAGGTAACAACTTCTCTATGGGCAGTCTAACTGCCTTTGAGCGTGTTAAACATGAAGCTAATAAAGCTAAGCACGCCCTACAAGTTGGGGCTAAGTGTGTTAATAACCGCATGCAAGGCTTATCGGGCTGGGACAAAGCAAGCCCAGCTAATATTAATCCACATATGCAAGGACACTAGTATGCCAGCATTCTTAATTGTAAAACAAATACAGTCTGGTGAGTATGAAAAGATAACCACCACACTAGTTTGTGCTGACAGCGAACAACAAGCCTGTGAGGGCGCTCTACTAGGGGAATGCCATAGTGGGCTAGGTGAAGGTGCTGATTGGCTGGAAGAAGGCCAACAAATAGAAGACCTGTACGGTGAGTTTATATACACCCTATACAGTGTTAAACTTGTACCAGATAAAGACTTAGAAGTATTAAGCAAATATATGGATACTCATCATGTGTAAGCAATGTAATAAGCAATTATGCGGTGCTGATTGTGCCGAATTACCTGTAGAAAGTAATTTAGGGGCTAGTTTGGCCATACCTGTTAGTATTAAGTTTGTTCAGGGAGATACTGAGGTTGTTAAGCCTTATTGTAGCCGCCTTGAGCTTGTCTTACAAACAAAGAAAATACCATACACACTAGTATACTAAGTGTTATACTCAAAGCTTGCTCAATGGATGAGGGGCTTTTATGAATAACATTCCCTTTGATTGTTAATTGGCTAATTCTTATTAGTCTTTCTTATTCTTATTAGGAATCCCTTAAGGAACTTCTAGAAGGTATTGTCTTATTGTATTGATTAAATGTTCACTACGTTCACTTATTTAATAGGGCTATACTAGTATATACTAGTTTTTTCCCAGTTTTCCTAAAACTTTTTTAATTATTTTTAAGGAGATAAACATGACATACATAATTGTTTTCTTATTATGCGTCATAATTGTGTTACTTATCAGCGGCTTACTAGCTATCTATGGCCTTGTAAATAATATTTACGAAATGACAGCTAACGCTGAATGTAAAACAGAAAAGAAAAAAGTACACACCCCTGATAGACCTCTTGAACGGGAGTTTTATGTAGGTGACTTTGTAACAGTAGTTCCCTTTAATGCTGAGGGTATTGTTGTTAATGCGTCAATGGGTGCTTACGATATATGTACTGATGGCAATGGCTCAGAAGTGTTCAAGGGCATGACTGCTGATGACATGAGTCTTATCCACCCTTCACATTTATTTAATGGAGACTGGGATGCCTAATACAACAAATAAGCTGCATATAAACGACACAATGCTGTTTAAACAGGTTGCTAGTGTGTTGGGTAAGGGTAGGGCTTTAGAAGAGCTCCTGAGGGCTTGCAGGACGTATAAGAAGGATGACTATTCCATACCTTTTAATTTTAATAATTGCTTGCTAGGGGGCTTTACTTGGGGGAAGACGGCTCAGGGTTTTGGGTATTGGAAAGGGGTGGAAGATGTTTACAATAACCAAATCAATAACAGGTAGCTGCTGGCACATACTGCTAGATGGTAAGCTTCTAGACACTGCCTGTAAGAAATATGAAGCAGAAAAGCTTAGGAAAACTTATGAACGTAAGCTTAAGTTTATGGGGAGGTAGTTATGGAAAAAGTTGTTTGTGATAAGTGTCGTTGTTTAATAGGATACAACCACTGTGCATCTGATATGCCTGGTTGGTTTGTGTGTCCTGATTGCCAAGAAGATGAGGAGGACGAGTCGTAGTTATGTGGTGCGTCTTTATTGTGTTTAATTTTAGAAAATAATTTGGCCCCTTAGTTAAATGGAGATAACATCTTTTTCCTAAAGAGAAGTTACAGGTTCGACTCCTGTAGGGGCTACCAATTCAATGTTAAGGAGATAGTTATGGGTCTTGAAGTAGATATTCGTAAGAGTAACAGTGTTAAGGTTGGTATTGTTCGTGTGGCTGATAAAAATGTATGCGGAAAGATAAAGGCAGACGTTATTAAACCTTGTGATGTAGGGGCCTCTATGTTTGACACAGGTGACGGGGTTGCTAAGATGCATATCCCTACAAAAAACTACGCACTAAACCTAATCAAAGGTATTGAGAAAGCTATTGAGCTGGGTTGGGTTGAATAATACCTCTAGAAGCTCCTGGGAGGGTCTCTCAGGGCTTTTACATATGCAAGGGATACCAATGTATATGTAAGAGTGATAACAGCCTTAGGAGGGCTTACAATGAATAAAGAACAAAACAGTATTCTTGTGGCATGTGGCTTCAAGAAGAATTCAATTATAGCTATTAAGGAGATTATGGAAAACTCCCCACGTATGTCTAGTCAGACAATGGTTATGTCTGTTGTACTTGGTAAAGGCTTACGTAGCAAGCAAGTGGGGCATTGTATTGAAGAGACCTCTTGTACAATAGGCTTGAACTGGAATAAGATGGTTAGTAGGGTTGGTGTTAGCAAGAACAAAGGCATTAACCCTTTGTACGTTTTATCTAAGCTGCCTGAACCATTGCTTGAGACTATGTCTAACGAACTGTTAGAGCACACACAAGCAGCTAAATTCTTTTATACATGGCTTATGAATGAAAGCCCTTATGCACATGTGTTTGCTGTTAAAGATATTGAGCAAGTGCTTAAGCTTGGCTACTTTATTGTTGAAACTAAACACGATATGCGTATGGTTATTGAGGCGCTAATGTGTACACGTTACTGCTGGGAAGGTTGGTGTAAGAATTATTGTAAGTTGTTTAAGAAGCTTGTGGAGGGCGGGGTTAATTCAAACCTAGCTTTCCAAGCTACGTATTTCCTAAAAGAAAATGATAATGGTGCGGTTGTGGCTGAGGTTAGCCACGGACACTCAGCCCCTCAGAATAATATGATGTACGCCCCAACCCTGTCTCGATTTGTTAATAAGGGCAAGATGAAAAAACTTACTGACAAGACGATAAACAATGCTATTAAAAAAAATTGGCTGCATAACAACCCCTTCCCACAGTATGAAGAAGAGGGTTATGTGCCTTTTCCTAAACGTAAGACGTTAAGAGCCTTAGGTGGATTTGTGTCGGGTTGTGTGTCTCAAGGTTGGGGCAGATGTGAAGAAGGTTTTAATGTATTTAAGCACATTAAACAGTGGGTTAAAGATTTGAATGAAGAGTGTGTTTCTAAAGGCATCTTCCACGAAGCTTATTTAAAAAGCATGGGAACAAAACATTATGTTCCCGAAGGCAAGTTTGATTTGTTGTGCCTCATGTTAATTGAACTTGAGTTCTTCTTGCTAGAAGGACAATTCCCAGAGCAAGCTAAAGCTGCTTAGTGTCACAGGTTGTGTAATAAGCATAACTAGTTATGTGATGCGTATTTATTGTAATTTATATTAGAAAAATTTAGGAGAGTTTATTTTGTGTGGTATTGTTGGTGTTATTGGTGATATTGGCTACAAGGAAAAGAAAGCCTTTAAAGATATGCTCCATATGGACATACTAAGGGGTTCACACTCGATTGGTGTGGCCTCAGCAACGTTAGCAGGAGACTTTAGCTATCATAAGAGAGCTATGCTACCTACTGACTTCTTTCAGCTTAAAGAGACAGGAAAGGTGCTTAATAACGTAAGTAATGTTTGTCTTATTGGACATAACCGTTATGCTACCGTGGGGGCTGTTAACAACAACACAGCTCACCCTTTTGAATGTGGCAGCCTGTTAGGGGTTCATAATGGTACGCTTAAGACACGAAGCAATTTGCTTGACTACAAAGATTTTGGTGTTGACAGTGAGAATCTCTACCATGACATGAATACTAACGGTGTTGATGAGACATTCCAACGTCTTAACGTTAATCAGCTTAACGCTTGGTCGTTAGCTTGGATGGACAAAGATAACGGCACGTTTAATCTGTTACGTAATGATGAGCGTCCAATGTGCTACTGTCTTTCACAAGATGGCAAGACATTGTTCTACGCCTCTGAATGGTGGATGCTTGAAGGTGCCTTGTGGCGTAACAATATTGCACACCAAACAGTTTACATAACTAATGTTGATGAGCTGTACACATTCCACTTACCAACCGTGAAAGGAGGTCAGGTGGAGTTTACCCAACGTAAGCTTGAGTACACACCCCCAGCTCCAGTTGTTAAGGAAGTGCCTAAGCCTAGTGGCAACAACAAGAAACTATCTTTGGAAGACAAGAAGAATGTTTACAAAGATTTAATCTCTTACAGAAATAAGACTGTTTATTTTGTTGTTGATGTTCTTCCTCGTGAAGACCTAGGTAAAGACTTCTTCGACTGTAGCTTGTTGTCAGGCTCTATGGTAGGTGGTTTAGATGTGTCTGTACGGATATACGTTCCTAGTACAAGTCTTAAGTCTAATCCTAAGAAGAAGGCCTTGTATCAACGCTTAGCTAACAGCGTGGGCTACTTCCACGGGGATGTTAAGAAGGTTTCTTACAACGGTGGTGAACCTTACCTTGTTATTGACTGGCGTACTGTTGTAGAAGAAGAACAGTTTGACCTGTCTGAACTGGACCTAGGTGATACTAACGGTAATACATACGAGCAAGATGATTGTGCTTGGTGCTCTGACCCACTTGTTAAGGGCGAGTATACAATTGACAAAAGTTGTAGTGCTAAATTCTGTGACACTTGTGTAAATGACAAGGCCACTAATCAAACATTAATTAATATGGGATATGAGTTATGACTCAGCAAGAAATAGATGAATTAGTTGATAGCCTACAAGTAGGGGCTGACCCAGAGGTATTCTTATTTAAAGATGATGCTCCAATAAGCGCTGTAGGGATAGTGCCAGGCACTAAGGCCAACCCATTTAAGGTGGATAAGGGGGCTGTACAGCTTGATGGTATGGCTGCTGAGTTTAACATAGACCCAGCCCGCTCCCCTAAAGAGTTTAATGAAAACATTCAAGCTGTACTAACTACGCTTAAAGAGATGGTTGGTGAACACAACTTAAGTGCCGTACCTGTGGCTCACTTTGGACATGAGCTAATAGCAGCCCAGCCTGATAGTGCAAGAGAGCTTGGTTGTGAGCCTGATTACAATGCTTACACAGGCAAGGAAAACCCTCGTCCAGATGTTAACACGCCGTTTAGAACTGGTGCTGGTCATGTTCATATAGGTTGGACAACTGACGCTGACCCATTCTCTGAGGCACATTTTAACGATTGCCGTGTGTTAGCTAAGCAGTTGGATGCCTTCTTAGGCATTCCCTCGCTAGGGTTTGATACAGACGACACAAGACGTGAATTGTACGGTGATTGGGGTGCTTTCCGTCCTAAGCCTTATGGAATGGAATACCGTGTTCTTTCTAATGCGTGGTTGAAGCACCCTGAGCTTATTGAATGGGTGTTCTCGAACACTAAACTAGCTTTTAGAAAGCTTCTTGAAGACCGTGAGTTGGAAGTGTGCCACCCACCTGAGTATTGTGGTGATATTACATCAGGCTATTCTAATGTTTATGAAGTTTGTGTTAACTATTTCGATATTCCAATGGCACCAGATGTAAATGGAGAGAAGTATGTACGGTGATTTAGAATACGCTAGGCAGAAGCTTACACGTACTGTTGTGTTGTACGAAGGTAAGGCTGCCCTAGTTCTTGAGGTTAACGGTACGTCTGATAAGACAACTATCGTAGCTCAATTGTCTGACGGTTCAATTGTTGACAAGCCTTGTGAAGATTTTCAATTAAGAAATTTCAAGCTGGGTTATGCCAATACAAATGATGGTTGTCAATACTTCATGCGTAAGCCAATGCGTTCTGATTGGAGGCAAGGACTTAGGGAGCGTAATGTAATATTCTCTGATGGACAACGTACAAGAAACATGGCTCCATCTCTTGCAAGAATTATGCAAGCTCTTGACTGCACCTACCCAACTATCAAGGAAGCTCTTAAGCGTGTTCTTGATGGTGAGGCTTGTGTTGCTTTCTCCCCAGCATTCTGCCTTAAACGTAAACGCAGTGGTATTGTTATATACTACCGTAACTTCCGTAAGGCAGGTTACATATCAACAGAAGGTGTAGTTAGTTTATCTGACAAGTACAGCTTCTTAGGTCATTTCCTTAAGGAGACATGATGATTCCTACGGTTGCACAGAAATTAGATATGCCAAGACATAAGCTTAAAGAGGGCTTGCTTGGTGTTGAGGTGGAGGTTGAAGGTGAACAACTTCCTGTGGTTGATGATGGTGATTGGCGTACAGAGAGAGACCACAGCCTTAGGGGAGAGTCATTTGAATACGTTATGAGAGAGCCTCGTAGCTTACCTGAGACAATTACTTGTCTTAATAGTCTTAAGGAACGTCTTGGTAATTCAACCTACTACGAGACACCTAGGGCTGGTGTACATGTACATGTTAACGTACAAGGTTTGAATGTTATCCAACTGTATAACGCTATTGTATCAACATACTTGTTAGAAACAATACTAACACGTTATTGTGGCCCACACAGGGAAGGTAACTTATTCTGCTTACGTGTTTGTGATGCTGAATACCAAGCCCTTAAGGTGGAAGAGGCTGCTGTTAACAATAGTTTACGTGTATTAAACACAGAAGAGATACGTTATTCAGCGTTAAACTTAAACTCTTTGTCTAAGTATGGTTCTATTGAATACAGAGCAATGCGTAGCACAGCAGACTTTGAAGTGTTAAACATTTGGTGTAACGTATTACACAACATACGTATGCAAGCTGAACAATTTGAATCACCACTTGACATAGTAAGTATGGCATTGGAAGCTCCTGAGTCGTTTGTATACAGGCTTCTTGGTGAGTATGCTGGTGTTTTATTAGGGGGTTTGGACATACAGGCAGAGCTTGATGTAGGTATGGAGTATGTGCTTCCTATAGTACATGCAGTTGATTGGAACAGTTTTGATGAGCGCTTAGTTGGTGGCTTATCATTCCCAGTAAATATTGAATGGCCTGATGAGCCAATGGGGGATTATTAATGTGCATATATGTTGTTGTCTCTAGGGTGTGCGAACCTTACGAGCCTGATTGTGTAAGGGATGTTAGTGTTCATAAGACACTAGAAGAAGCTTTTAAAAACACACCTAATAATACTTACGGTTACGCAGCTACATACTACTACATAGAAGTTAGGGAGAAAAACTAATGTCTTTATTCATGTACCCTTACAAGGGAGGCAGTGCCTCAGTGCTAGCATTAGCTGAGGAAATTGGTGCTAAGCGTATACGCCGTAATGGTAGCCGCTTTAAAGGAAACCAAGAAAAGAAAGTTATTAACTGGGGTTGTTCAGAGCTTCCTGACGAAGTTAAGCTTTGTAATGTCCTTAATAAGCCTGATGCTGTGGCTAAGGCAAGTAATAAGCTGTCGTTCTTTAATGCTGTAAGGCAGTTTAATAACACATCTTATGATGAATATATTAACATCCCAATGTTCACCACCAGTAAGGACGAAGCTCAGCATTGGCTTGACCGAGGCTACAAGGTGGTTGAACGTCATAAGCTAACAGGTCATTCTGGTGAAGGTATTAAGATTAAGCAAGACGGTGACGTGTTAGAAGATTGCCCTCTTTATGTTATGTATGTTAAGAAGAAGTCTGAATGGCGTATTCACGTGTTGTCTGGTGAAGTGGTTGACATACAACGCAAGGCTCGTGACCGTAGTGTTCCTGATGAGCAGGTTAACTGGCTTGTACGTAATCATGCTAACGGCTTTATCTTTGCTCGTAATGAAGACGTAGAAGTTCCTTCTCAGGTGCTTGAGCAAGCTGTTACGACAGTTAAGGCATTAGGCTTAGACTTTGGTGCAGTGGATATTATTTACAATGAGCGTGGTAATGAGGCATTTGTATTAGAAGTTAATACAGCCCCAGGCTTAACAGGCTCTACATTAACAGGCTATGCTGAGCGATTTAAACTTTTGTTTGGAGAAGGTGATGAGTGATTTTAAAGTTGGTGGCAAGGTTAGGCGTGTTGACGGCCTCGATACTCACTTCATGAAAAAGGGGTGTGTGTACACCATCTGTGAAATAAGTGCTTTAGGTGATTTGTGTTTTGAAGAGCATTCAAAGCCAAGGTGGTACAATAAACACTACTTCACCACTGTAGAAGATACCTCAAACTACTACAAGCATTACAATGTGGTTATTGCTTGGATGCAAGGTAAGGAAGTTCAGACTAAGTGTACTGGTGACACTTGGGCGAGTTTAAGGAATGCTGCTGAAAGCAGTGTTTTACCAGCCTTTAATATTTCTGATAGTTATAGGATTAAACCAGAGTCTTGTCCTAAAGAGGCTAAGCTAACTTCTCTTGTAAGTAAGCTTGAGGAACAGCTTAAGGAAGCTCAAGAACAGCTTAAGGAAATGCGTAATGGGTGAGACAATATTTAGCATACCAACCTCTGAGTTCTTATCAACTGATGTACAGTTTAACAATCTCCTCTTACAGCAGTGGGAAGAGGTTGATGACAGACGTAAGACATCTGAGCTTAATGTTCAATGGGATAGTTACAAGGCTTCTGAGGAAGCTGGTATGCACATATGGTTATTGGCTGTTGAGTATGATGAAGCTGGCTTCCCCTTCGTCAAAGGGTACATATCCCTATTCCTGTGCCCCTCAATGCACACAGGGGAGCTTACAGCATTAACTGATACAATGTATGTAGTGCCATCTGAACGTGGAACAGGGCTTGGCTCAGAGCTTATTAAGCAAGCTGAGCAAGTTGTTAAGAACAAGGGTGCTAAGCATTTCATGGTGACGTTTAAGAATGGTATTGAACATTCTAATATTGTTGAACGTCTAGGTCTGTTTAATTATGAGACAGTGTATTGTAAAGCGTTGTAGGTGAGGTGGACATGATTTACTTATTATTAGTTCTGTGTATAGTTGTTTTAACATGTAGGGATTTGAAGCACGCATTCAAGATTAGTTATTATGAGGCTAAGCTTGAGGATGCTAAGGTTAAGAACACGGTTAAGAACATGTCCTTGTGGGATATGATTAGGTTATGAGATGCTCATTTGTCATAATTTTTATTAGAAAATAATTTGGAGGTTGTATGAGTTGTAAGTTTAGAGTTGGTGATAAGGTTAGGCGTGTTGAGGGTTCTCACGTACTAAAGGTTGGCAGTGTCTACAAAGTGACTAGGGTTAATGCGGACGGTTGGATTGGCTTAGAGGATTACTCTTATTACGGAGAGTTTAATCCTAACTTCTTCTCCTTGGCAGAGCCAGCCCCTAAGAAACGTCCAAACTACGACTTAATCATTGCATGGGCTAGTGGGGCTGAGATTGAAATATGGAGCAAGGGGTATAGTACGTGGATAAGTTGCCCTAATCCAGCCTTTCTGCCTGACATGGAGTACCGTATTAAACCCAAATCCAACCCAGAGTTAGAGAAGCTTAACAAACTGATTGAAGATATGGACAAGCAATTGTCTGATGCTAAGAAACGACTTAAGGAGATGACTAATGACTAATGAATTAAAGCAGCCGTTCCACAAAACAGGCCAATTCAGACAAGTGTGTAAAAACCTTTCTGGTAAGGTAAGTTTCACAGGGACAGTTAAGTTACATGGAACCAATGCCAGTATAGTTAAGCACGAAGATGGTGAGATTAGTTTCCACAGTAAGTCCAATTGCCTGGCTACTTACAAGGACGGGGACTTCACTCTTAAAAACGATAACTACGGGTTTGCACAAGCTATGCACCAACGTATTGAAGAAGTGTTGTGTGTCTTGAGACGTGCTGAGAAGGTTTTGAAAGAGAGTTATGGCGTAGTGGCCTACCCTTTGAAACTTTCTGGTGAGTGGTGTGGCCAAGGTATACAGAAAGGTGTGGGTATTAGTTATTTAAATAAGCGTTCGTTGTTTTTGTTTGGGTTGCACTCTAATGCAACAGGGTGGGTTACTAATCAAATGTTGTACGACCTAACCACACCAGACTCTCACGAAGAAGGTTTGTACAGCATCACTGACTTTGGTGTTTTTAGCATTGATATTGACTTTAACCTGCCAGAGTTATCACAAGCAGAGTTAGAGCAACTAACTTTGGGTGTGGAGGAGAGGTGTCCTGTATCTAATCAACTTGGACTAGTAGATAGCCAAGGGGCAAAACAAAGGCTAGGAGAGGGGATTGTTTGGGCACCCTCTGAACACCCACTGTGCGAAGATTCTGATAATTTCTTCAAGGTTAAGGGCAGTAAGCATGCTGTAAATACCCCCAAGAGCATTGTAACAGTGTCTCCTGAAAAGCTGAGGTCTGTACAAGCGTTTGTTGACTACGCGGTGACAGAGAACAGACTTGTGCAAGGGTTGGGTGAGGTTGGTTTAGATAAGTCAACTATAGGAACTTTTATTGGTTGGGTTAATAGGGATATTTACGAAGAAGAGTCTGACACCTTAAAGGAGTCTGGACTTACCATGAAGGATGTTGGAAAGCACCTTACTAACAAGTCTCGTGAGTTTTATATGGAGAAATTGAATAATGCCTAAAGATGTATTAGTGGCTGTATACGGAAGCCTACGACAAGGCTTGGGTAATCACCGTGTTATTGGTTTTGCTAACGGTGAGTTGGTTGATTCAGGCAAGACTGTTAATAATTACAACATGTACTCATTAGGTGCCTTTCCTAGCGTCTCATTGGAACACAGTGGGCATGGAACACCATTAGTGGTGGAAGTGTACCGCACAGATGAAGAAGGTCTTACAGGCCCTCTGGATGGACTAGAAGGCTACCCAACCTTTTACAACAGAACGAAGGTTGATGTTGTCTTAGATGATAGTGGTGAGGTTGTTAGTGCTTGGATTTATCACATTGATGAAGAAAAAGATGAGCCAGTTCTTGATGGGGATTGGTTTAAATACAAGACATTTTGGAATGGTCAGGGGCGTTCCATTGCTTAGCTAACTGTTAATAGGCGTTCTAAGCAGCGCCTATTGCCATTTTAGTTGAATAGGAGAAGGTTATGGTTTCGGTTATTATTATAATTGTTATAGTTTTATGGCTAATACATGGGGATGATTAATGTATTTATTAACGTTTAAGAAGGTGATTCCTTGTGGAGGCTCTCTACAGCAAGTGGGTCATTGGGAGGTTGTAGGACAATCTTCTTGTAAACATCGTGTTGGCGCTTTAAAAGCTAAGGCACGTTATGAGGACGTTGTGGGACAACGCTGCGATGTAAGAAAGCTTAATGTAATACGTAGTATTAATCTTGATGTTACCTACTTAGAGGAGACAATGTTATGATTCCTTTCTGCTTATTTGCTGTTGTTATGACAGCTATATTTATTGTTATGAATGATGACGGAGGTGTATCATAGGACAATGTATCCAAAAGATAAGGCATGAAGCTTGTGGTAGTCGTCAAGGCTTACAAGTGTTTGCTAGGGAGGATGGGGGTGTAGATGGATATTGTTACTCTTGTAACACATATGTACGGCACCCATTCGGTGATGAACGTTCTTATGAGGACATTCCTAAGAAGGAACGTACAGGTTTAACGCCTGAGGAAGTGCAAGAACGTATTGCATTCATCCACACCCTAGGGGCTGTCAATCTTGTTGATAGGAAGATTGGTAAGAATGCTTTAGAATGCTATCAAATCAAGATAGGGTTTAGTGAAGAGGATGGTAAGACTGTTGCCTTCCACCACTACCCTTATAAACTTGATGGGGAGTTTAAGTCTTACAAGACTAGGCTTGTTGAAGGAAAGCGTATGTGGTCTACTGGCGACCAGTCTGATGTTGACCTCTTTGGTTGGGAGCAGGCGGTACAGTCGGGGGCTGATAGGCTTATAATATGTGAGGGGGAATTAGATGCTCCAAGTCTTAAGCAAATCATTGACCGCTATCAAGACGAGAAGTATAAAGATTATTCACCCGCTGTTGTCAGCCTTCCACACGGAGCAGCTAGTGCTTATCGTGATTTGTCTCGCCTTGCTGGTAAGATAAGGAAGCATTTCAAGCAGGTTGATTTCTGTTTTGATAATGATGACGCTGGTAAGAAAGCTACAGATGATTGTATCAAGGTGTTCCCTGATGCTAGGGTTATTACGCTCCCTGAGAAGGATGCTAATGACTGTTTGCTTAAGGGTTGCTCTAAAGCTGCATTCAAAGCCGTAATGTTTAAGGTGAAGAAGCCTAAGAACACAAGGCTTGTATGGGGTGGTGAGGTACATGAAGCTGCTAAGCAACCTGCCCAGTTTGGTTTGTCCTTTCCTTGGCAAGGTTTGACAGATATAACAAGGGGTTTACGCTTTGGTGAGACATATTACATAGCGGCTGGTGAGAAGATGGGTTGAGTAAGAATAGCCCATGTAAAAGACATTGAATTCAGGGGAAGCCTAGAACAGGTAATCCTGAGCTAAGATTAACTTAACGGAGAACGGTGATGAAACCTATCCAGATAAAAGACTGTGAACACTACAGCATTAATGAAGAGGGTGTTGTAGTTAATACCGAATCAGGTCGTGTGCTTAAGACAGATTTGATGAAGGTTGGTTATAAAAGAATAACTTTTTGGTCAAAGGCTCAAAAGAGGGTGAGGGTTACTGTGCACAGGCTAGTTGCTATGCACTTTATACCAAACCCAGAGGGAAAGAAGATGGTTAATCACAAGGACGGAAACAAACTTAACAATCATATATCTAACCTTGAGTGGTGTACTTGTAAAGAGAACACTAGGCACGCTTTTGACACAGGACTAAGAACAGGCCCTAATAGACTTCCTGACGATGTAGTAAGAAGCATCAAAAAGGATAGGGTTCTTGGGTTGTCAAGCAAAGAGTTACAAAAGAAGTATAACTTACCAAAGCACAGGATTGATGATATCAATAGGTATTACAAAGATATCTGTTAAGTTAATAAAGTGCAACGACTATCCCGAGAGGGAGTAGGGCTAAGTAGTCCGAAGCGGTGTCCTCCGAAAGGAGATGATATAGTCTGGTCTGCATGGGGACATGCAGCAGTTCATAAGAGAACGGGGTAAGCCTAGCGAACTTACTCGAACACAACGAAATCTGAGGTGGTTAATGCCTTGGCTGCTCACTTCATTAAGGAACATGACCTGCCTGTTATGGTGGCCAAACCTGAGGAAGCCAATAATAAGACGTACAAGATGGTGTGTTCTAAGATTGGTGGGAAGGTGTTCCATGACCCTAAGATTGCTTTTGATGAAGAGGCTTATGAAGCTGCTGGCGCTGTTGTAAAAGACAAGCTTTGTATGCTTAACCTTTATCAGCATATTGGTTGGGAGTCCCTTAAGGTTGATATAACTGCGGCTGCTGCGGCTGGTGTGAAGGTTGTATTTATTGACCCAATCACTAACTTAACCAATGGTATGTCTAACAGTGATATAGATTCACACCTTAAGGGTGTGGCCCAAGAGGCTGCTGCTATGGCAATGGATTTAGATATTGCTATATTCTTCTTCTGTCACTTAAACAAACCACCTAAAGGAGCTGTTCCTTGGGATAGGGGTGGTAAGATAACAACAGATTACTTCGCTGGTAGTAGCGCTATGGCACGTTCTTGTAACTACGCTATAGGTTTTGAGGGCAATAAAGACCCCGAGTTAACGCCTGAGGAGCGTAATATGAGGAAGTTAGTTGTGCTTGCTGACCGTGAGTTTGGTGAGGGCGGTACAGTTGACTTGTATTGGAATAAGAATACACATTTATTTTCGGAGGCGTGATGATTAAAGTTGAATTAGGTCATTTGGGTATAAGCTTTGACTGTGAGCTTAGCTTTGATTCGTACAACGGTGTTTGGTCAGCTTATGTAGCTAACCTAGCGGCTAAACGTATTAAGGGGACAGGTAAGTCTCCTGTATTAGCTATTGAAAGTTTACGTAGTGAATTTCATAAAGAGGAAGAGTAATTTGTCATTTCAATTAATAGAAGACTTCTACGTAGATAACCGAGAGGTGCTACTAAAGAGGCTGTATCACAGAGCTGGTACTCCTGAGAATGCTGAGGATGTCTTACAAGAATCCTTTGAACGTGCCCTTAAATACATGTCTAGCTTTGATGCTGAGAGACAAGAGCTAGGGGCTTGGTTCAATACGATTATGAATAATACGCTTAAGACATTCAAGCGTGATGAACGTTCATGTGGTACGTATGTTGAGTTTGATGAGGAATTGGCTGACCCAATTCCTATGTCTCAAACCAACGAAGATACAATTGTACGCATTAAGGAAACTATTAACAGTAAGCAAGGTGATGATAGGACAATCCTTCATCTATATTTTAATGAGCAATACAAGCCTAGGGAGATTATGACAATACTTGATACGAATAATAAGCGTATTAATTATGTCGTTAATCTGTTTAAGCTTGAAATGTCTCACCTATTTGAGGAGGAGGAATAATGGAAAAGAAGGTGGTAATTAGCTGTGATTACAGTGAGCTTGAGGCTATTATCTTTAAGGAGTATGGGCACCACTATGAGATAATGCCTATGGAAGAGATAGGTTCTAGTCAAAATGCAGAGAAAGCCGAGTTTAACGTTTGCAAGGGTAAGTTGGATGAGTGGCAGACTCCCAACATAACTGCACTGAGCAAAGGGTCTCCTGAGAAATACTGTTTATCAGACATTCTGCAAGACTTGTGTAACAAGGGTAAGCTGGAGGAAGGGGACTACATTGTGGACGTGAGTTGGTAATATGAGCATATTAATGTTCTTTGTAAACCTTAGTCTTGTTATAATGGGGGCAGGGCTTATACTGTTTATAATGTTTATTGCAATGTGTCTTGCATTGTGTCCTAAGGAAGATTAGATTATGTGTTGTGACGGTTGGGGGGCAACCCCTAGTGATGGTGAGGAAGGTATCTGTCCTGATTGCGGCTCTTTAACTTATGGTGGCAGCTCTACAGAGATATGCGGGTACAGCCCTGAGTTATGTGAAACATGTGGGGATGCTCCATGTGACTTAAGTTGTTAAGGAGGAGATTAATGAAAAGAAAAGCCCCAGGTAATGTCTTTGACATTGAGACTGATGGCTTTGACTACACAAAGATACACTGTATAGCAGTTGATAATGGCTCTAAGCTAGGGGCTACTTGCTCTTATGACGCTATGAGAAACTACTTTAGCAATGCTGAAATGCTTGTTGGGCATAACATCTACAGGTTTGATATACCAGCGGTAGAAGAGATGCTTGGCATTAAGGTGAAAGCTAAGTTGGTTGATACGTTAGCGTTGTCTTGGTACTTAGAACCTAAGCGAGTTATGCATGGTTTAGCTGACTATGGTGAAGACTATGGTATACCTAAGCCTAAGGTTGATGATTGGGTTGGTCTGTCTCCTGCTGAATACAAAAACAGGTGTCGTGAAGATGTTAAGATTAACACAACCTTGTGGGAGAAGCAATGGGCTAAGTTGCTCCGTATGTACGAAACTGAGGAAGAGGCTTGGAAGCTTGTTGACTACCTCATGTTCAAGATGGAGTGTGCTAGGGAGCAAGAGGAGAGACGCTGGAAGATTGATGTACCCAAGGCCACTGAGCTAAGGGGACGTCTGTCAGGGCTGCACCAAGAGGCTGTAACAAGGCTTGAAGAGGTGATGCCTGATGTTCCAGTGTACACTAAGAAGACTAAGCCTAAGAAGCCTTATAAGCAGGATGGTACGTTAAGTGCTTTAGGTGAGAAGTGGTTTGCCCTGCTTAAGGAGCACGACTTGCCAGAAGACACTGAGGAAATGTCTTACATATCTTCTTATAACAAACCTAATGCTGCATCTGACCCACAGATTAAGGCATGGTTAGCAGGGCTAGGTTGGATACCTTGTACATTCAAGTTCAAGCGTGATAAGGATACTGGCGACCTACGTCAAATACCTCAAGTACGTAAGAAGAATGATGACAATGAGCCAATACTAACTCCAAGTGTTGAACGTCTTTGTGAAGAAGAGCCAGCGGTTAGGGCCTTACAGGAAGTTGGTGTGATTAAGCACCGCCTAGATGTAGTTAGTGGCTTCCTTGACAATATGGATGATGAAGGCTATGTACAAGCACGTATACAAGGCTTCACTAATACACTGAGGTTTAAGCACAGGGTTGTAGTTAACTTGCCAGGTGTTGATAAGCCTTACGGTGAGGAGCTTAGGGGTTGTCTTATAGCTCCTGAGGGGTATGAGCTGTGTGGTTCTGATATGACCGCATTAGAAGACAGGACAAAGCAACATTACATGATACCTCACGACCCTGAATATGTAGAAACAATGAATGAGGAGGGATATTGTCCTCATGTTGATATTGCAAAAGTGGCAGGTTACGTTACTGATGAAGAGGAGAAATTTTACAGGTGGTACAAGAAGAACAAAAGCTAAGAGAGCTGTTCTCTAAAAGGTACTGGGTGTGTGACAAAGGCAAGCTAAGGAAGAGGTGTTCTGGTGGTGGTGCTAAGAAAGACTCCCCACTTGGTTCACCAGACAAGGATGGGTATTTGTCACTAAAGGTTGGTGATAAGTATTACAAGGTGCATAGAATTATTTTCTTGATGCACTACGGATACTTGCCTAATCTTGTTGACCACAGGAATCAAAACAAAGCTGATAACAGGCCAAGTAACCTTAGGGATGCGACCACTTCTGAAAACGCAATTAACATAGACAAAGCCAATAGTGGAAGTTTGTCGGGTGTTCGTGGCGTTACTTACAGGAAGAGAAAAGGAAAGTATGAGGTCAATTTTAGAAGGAAGTATCTAGGTTTGTACGGTACAATAGAGGAGGCGGCTAAGGTTTATGCTGACGCTAAAAGAGATGCAACAACTTGCAGAGGAAGAGCAGTCCAAGCTGTTTAAGAAAATAGTGGCAGAGAGGAAGAAGGCAAAACCCGTTAACTATGGAGCAACCTATGGCCAAGGGCCAGAAGGCTTGGCACGAGAGACAGGTATGCCTCTTTCACAGGCCAAAGACCTTAACGAAGTGTATTGGAAGCGTAATTGGTCTGTTAAGGCTATAGCTGAGGAACAGGTAGTTAGGACATTCTCTGGTGAGAAGTGGCTTAAAAACCCCCTCAGCGGTTTCTGGTACAGTCTACGTAGCGATAAAGATAGATTCTCTACACTCAACCAAGGCAGCGGCGTTTATTGCTTTGACAGTTGGGTTATGGAGGTTAAGAAGAAAGGTGTGCCTGTGATAGGACAGATGCATGACGAAATAATTTGCTTGATAAAGAAAGGAAAGCAAACTAAGTGTGAGGCAGCTTTAAAAGATGCCATCATAAAGGTTAACCAAAAACTTAACATGAACAGAGAGTTGGATATTAGCGTCGATTTTGGAGATAGCTATGCCGACATCCATTAGGAGAATAAATGAGTATACTAAAACCATTCAACTTGGCAACAGCAACTAAGGATTACCAAGCTAAACAAAAGTCCTTGACAGATAAGTTTATTGAGAAGGTGCAGTCTTATAAGAAGGCTGCTGAGAATCAGGTGGTTGATTGTGAGGCAACAATCAGGGAGGTTAGTAGGGCGAAGCAAGTGGCTACGCAAGATATTGCTAAAGCTAACGATGTTCTTATTAAGGCTAAGAGTAATGAGCTGTAACAAATTAGAAAACTTTGTAAGCATTAATTGCTGCAATCAAATGGGGGAGCGTCTTAAGTTTATTGAGATTATTCAAAGCTTAGAAGCGCTTGTAGAAGAGGCTTATGAGGAGGGGTATCAGGAAGGGTACGCAAACTTAGATGGGTACTTCCCAAGCTCAACAGTTAAAAAACAATTAGATGAACTTAAACAAGAGGTAGAATAATATATGTCAGGATTAAACGCAAAGAAAGCACCTAAACCAACTAACAATAGTAATCGTGTACAACAAGAACTTATGGAGGTGGGCACTGAGGAGGCTCGTGTTGTAGCTGTTATTGACTTAGGCTTACAACCACAGCGCCCTTACAAGGGACAAGAGAAGCCTCCTGTTAATATGGTGAGGCTTACATATGAGTTTCCTAACTTATTCATTGTGGATGAGAATGGGGATGAGCTTGAAGATAAGCCTCGTTGGTTGTCTGAGGACATTCCATTCAAAAGCTTAGAGCTAGACCTAGCCAAGTCAACTAAGAGATACAAAGCTATTGACCCTGAGGACACTAATGATGGTGACTTCACTGGCTTAATAGGTATGCCTTGTATGGTGACTGTTGGTCAGTATTCTTATATGAAGGATGGAGAAGAGAAGTCTGGTAATCAGGTGAACGATGTTTCTCCTATTACTAAACGTAAGGCGGATAAGCTTGGTGAGCTGGTTAATCCTCCTCAAGTGTTCTTGTTGGACGACCCTGACATGGAACTGTTTGAAAGCTTCCCCGATTGGCTTAAGGATAAGATTAAGAAGAACCTAGAGTTTGCTGGCAGTGAGCTTGAGGCAGCATTAAACGGCGGTAAGAAGAAGAAACCTAAGCCTCAGGAGGTTGAGGATGACATTGAAGAACCAGTTGAAGACAATGTTGTTGAAGACGAAGCAGACGATTGGCTTGACTAATAAGGAAGATTATATGACTAAACACGTAGAAATTAAAACTGGTATGTTTTGTACTGTGGAAACAAGTGAGTATTGTGAACACGGTATTAAGCGGGGCAACCTAGTGTATGTCTATGGGGAGTTTATGAGCCGAGTGAGTGAGGAAGACCCTTACTCATTCCGTAAAATCTTCATAGCAACTAAAACACAAGAACGCCGTGTAGTGGATTCTGAGAAGCCTTTCACTGTAGACGGTACAAAGCTTAAGCCTGTTAAGAAAGCTGCTCAGGAACGCCTACAGAAGCTTCTTGAGGACGATTATAAGCAAGAGGAAGCTTAACATGAGTGATATGTATTATAAGGACACACTAAGAAGTGTGGAAAAGGCTGAGGAGCTAGACTTAAGCTTCCTTAATGAAGACTACCTGCTGAGGATAGAGACCCTTAAGAACGAGGCAGAGGGGTTGGCGGTTCAGTATTCTTCACTTCTTGATTGTAATAGTCAGGCACAAGAACGTATTGAAGAGCTTGAAGGTATTGTTGAAAACCTAAGAGAACTTATTGAAGATAATGAGGAGTAGATTATCAGGCCATTAATTGATTGTGAGGAAGAAAAATGGTCTGATGTGAAAGGTTATGAAGGCTTGTACAGGGTTAGTAATTGGGGCAGGGTTTGGTCTTGTCCAAGGGAGGAGACCTTTACTTACAACAGGACGTGTGGCCCTGTCCAGATAACCCGGGTTCGCAAAGGAAAGTTTATGTCTCCAAGAAAGGGGGTTTACCTTATGCTTAACTTGTGTAAGGATAGGGTTTACAAAGCTTTCTTACTGCACAGGTTAGTGGCTTTGCACTTCGTACCAAACCCAGATAACAAGCCTGAGGTCAATCACATTGACGAAGACAAACACAACCCAAGGGCAGACAACTTAGAGTGGATGACAAGCTCTGAAAACTCTTTGCACTCTTGTTACAAGACAACAGGAAGTAAGGTGGGTAACTCAAAGCTCAAAGAGGACGAGGTTTTAGAGGTTGTTAAACTTCTTGAAGATGGGTTTCCACAAACAGAAATCGGGGAGTTCTTCGGAGTGTCTAATCACACCATACACAAGATAAAAACTGGGGCCAACTGGTCTTGGTTAACTGGAATTGGAAAGGGGGTGTAATGAAGCCACTCATAGACGCAGATATAATTTTGTATGAGATAGGTGTACAAGGCCAATACGTTGATGAGGACAGTGGGGAAACCCGTATGCTGTCCTTTGACATTGTGGCTGAGAAGTTTGATGCTAAGGTTAAGGACATATGTGCAGCGGTTTGGGCAACTGAGCCTCCCCTGCTGTTCATGTCTTACAACAAACAAATATTTAAAAATGACGAAGCTAGGAAAGCCAAGCAACTTAAGCGTGTTGAAAAGAAACTAGACAAAACTTCTGATGAAGCTGCTAAGGCTGATTTAAAAGAAGAGGCTAGTAGCTTACAACCAGAGAAGTATAACGCCAACTTCCGTGAGGCAGTGGCTAAGAAGAAAGTGTATAAGGGGAATCGTAAGCCTGATGGCAAGCCTTTACATTATTTAAACTTGGTAGAGTATGTTAAAGCTAATTATGATTTTGTAATAGCTAAGGGCTTGGAGGCTGATGACCTCTTAGGCGTGTACCAGACCAAGGCTGAGCCATTAACCACAGTGATATGCTCTAGGGATAAGGACTTAAAGATTATCCCTGGGATGCATTATGGTTGGGAAGCTGGTTTCCAAAGGGAGTTTGGGCCTGTACAAGTTGATGTTATTGGTGAGCTAACACTTAGTAAGAATAATAAGAAGCTGTCAGGAAGTGGTTTAAAGTTCTTCTATTCACAAGTGTTAACAGGAGATACCACCGACAATTACCCAGGATTGCCTCTGTGTGGCCCTGTAAAGGCTTTTAACCTGCTGTCTGATACCAATACAGAAGGTGAGATGTTTGAGGCTGTCTTAGACGCTTACAAGACGTATTACACTAAGAAGTTTGGTGAGGAGCATGACTACCGTGCTGAGATGCTAGAGCAGGCTCGACTAGCTTGGATGGTGTGTGAGCTAACTGAGGAAGAAGAGATTGTTCCTTATATAATGTTTGATGAGAGAGGTGAGGATGAATAATCACTTATTTTACGTAATACGAATACAAACATACGGGAGGATAATTTGCCTGTAAAAAATAAAGGTGGTCGTCCATCTGGCCCAAAGACCAGGTGCAACGGAAATTGGTCAGACGCGAGGTTCAACAGCTTCATCAAGGGCGGCCTTAGACGTATGACTATGAAGTGGGCACCAATATCCCAATGTCTTAGGGACGCTACAACAAGGCGTGGGTTTAAGATGTGTGCTGGTTGTAAGCAGGAGGTTCCTGTCACTGTTAAGGAAGAGGGTGGACGTAAGCGCATTAAGAATGTTCACGTTGACCATTTGGTGCCTGTGGTGCCACCCGAGACAGGCTTCACTACATGGGATGAATGTATTAACCGCATGTTTTGTGAGAAGGACAACTTACAAGTGTTATGTAGCGCTTGTCATACAGCTAAAACTGAAAAAGAAAAACAGATTGCTAAACAACGTAGAGAGAGAGAAAAGAATGGACAATAATAATTCATACAAAGGCTATTCGTTATTCAATGAGATTGAGGACGTTACATTACAAACTTGGAACCGAGCTGTAACAATGTTTAATATCAATGACAAGTTTAATGAGAAGATGGCTAGAGAATACGCCTCACACTTCACACATAATGAACACACTAAGTTGTTTATGATGTTACAATATATTAAAGTTAAGGGCGCTGAGATTGTTCGTAGAGAGATTATGAACGGTGAGTTACGTGCTAAAGTTCAACAACCAACAGTACACTAGGGGTAGCTTATGGATGTTTGGGATAAAATTCTTGAAAAGGCTAAAGAGCGGGATAAGGCTGAAACAGAAAGGCTTAAACTTAAAGATGCCTTGAGGCGTACTGGTGCTGTAGACAAAACCAGGGGAAGCCAACTAAAAGCAGAAGACAGCATGACTAAACCAGAACAAGGGGCTATGAGGTTTAACACTGACAAAGCCCCTTTGTCTATGTTGGCAGAAGCTAAACATGCCTTAAACGGATGTGCCTCTGTCTTACAGTTTGGTGCTAAGAAATATGCTAGAGGTAATTGGCACAAGGGACTTAACCATACAGAGATATGTGACAGTTTATTAAGACATATGTCAGCTTACCTATCTGGTGAGGACACTGACCCTGAGAGTGGTTTATTACATGTAGACCATATGTTATGTAATGCGTTGTTCTTAGCTGAGGGTGTTCGTACTCACCCTGAGTTAGATGATAGAAGTGAGGAGCTTAAGAATGATTTACCTAGCTAGTGTATACAGCTTAGATGCTAAGACTGATAGCGAGGAACACAAGGCGCTTAGGGAGAAGCGTTATCTACAAGTGATGCGTAAGACTAAAGAGTTGTTGGAACAAGGTCTTACTGTGTTGTCTCCTATTGTACATTGTCACCCTATGTCTGTTATCTATGGATTGCCTAAGGACTTCTCCTTTTGGGAGAAACTTGACAAGAGTTACATAGATAATTGTGACGTTGTATGGGTGTACATGATGAAAGGTTGGGAACGTTCAGAGGGTATTACCGCTGAGATAGCTTATGCTAAGTCAATTGGTAAGCCTGTTATTCATATTGAGGAAGATGATATTGATTAGTCAAGAACAAGAATTACAAATTGCTGAGCTTAAGCTTGACAAGGTTCCTCACAGGGATATATCTGAGAGGGTCTTTGGAGTGCGCTCAAGAGCCTCTACAGTGCATTATGTACTAAAGAGGCTAGGGTTGGTGGAGGACAGGTCTAAGAAGCTCTCAGAGGGGCGTACAGAGCCTAGAATCCTCACCTTTGACATTGAGACAGCACCTTGTCTTGGTTATCACTGGGGATTGTGGCAACAGAACATTGGTCTTAACATGGTTGTTAGGGATTGGGCTGTATTGTCTTGGTCTGCTAAGTGGGTGGGTAATGATGAGGTTATGTATGACGACTGTCGAGAGTTCTTCGATGGTTCTTCTGAAAGTATGTTTGCCGAGATAGATGACGCTGCTATAGTGAGGTCTGTATGGGAGCTGCTTGATGAGGCGGATATTGTTATTACGCAGAATGGTAAGAAGTTTGACCGTAAGAAGCTTAATGCTAGGTTCTTAAGGCATGGACTACAGCCACCCAGCTCTTATAAGCATATCGATACGTTACAGATAGCTAAGAAGGAATTTGCTTTCACAAGTAATAAGCTTGAGTATATGACTGACAAGTTCTGTACGAAGTATAAGAAGCTTACTCACGGAGCGTTCCCAGGGTTTTACCTCTGGAAGGAATGTATGCTTGGTAATGAGGCTGCTTGGGAAGAGATGAAGGAGTACAATCAGTACGATGTGCTATCTCTTGAAGAGCTTGCTTATAAGCTTGCCCCTTGGTCTAATCAGATTCCCAATATGGACATGTATCACGATACAGAAGAGAACGTTTGTTTCTGTGGCTGTACTGATTGGGCTCATACAGGTTATGCCTACACACAGCTCAGTAAGTTTGATAAATTCAAATGTAATGAGTGTGGAGCTGAGAAGAGGGGACGTGTTAATCTGCTTTCTAAGGGAAAATTAAAATCCTTAAGAATGAACGTCTTATAAAATAAGTGAAAATAATTTTAGGAAAACGCTCAAAAAACGAGTATACTAGTATAACGGCCTAGGAGTTTTAGAAAGGGGTATATTAGGAGTGGTTATAGGAGAGGTAAGGATGCTTCTCCTTTTCTTATTATTATTTTATTTATTGAAAAGGGTGTTATGAGTGAATTAGAAATTAGCTCTGATGGTTATACTGTTAGGCGTAATGGTGTTGTTATGACAAAGCCTGGTTATATGTCTGATGAATATTGGTTTAAGTATGAAGCCCCTCGGTGCGGTACTGAGGTGGGTAAGAAGGGGGAGTTCCTGTATGGCAAGAAAGTTGATATGCCCTTATGGGGAGAGGATGAAAGAGGAGAGGGGTGTGATGGTGGTGCCTGTGCTATTTAGTGAATCTAAGGGGGTATGATGAGTAACTTATCTTTTACATACCAAACACCTGATGGTTGGGTTGAAGAGGTAGTCACTAGTGAAGAGGCTGTTAAGCGTCAGTCAAGGATTGCTGCTCAGCATGAGCATTTTTATGCTAACAGTCAAGAAGCTTATGACGACTTCATGTCAACTAACTGGTGTTCCTTAACAGACAAAGCTCCTGGTAAATACTACGAGAGCTATGAGAAAAGCAATAACTAGAATAATCCTTGGGGGTAGGCTTAGCGGCTTACCCCCTTCTTTTTTGTGTTTCTACTTCCCCAACTTAATGATGTTCTCATTCATTGTCTTAAGCTCTACAAGCATCTCCTTCATAGTTCCCTCTAGCCTATCCTGAGTTTTTTCCAAGCCCTCCACATTGGCTTCTGACTTAAGCAGCCTGTCATCAATAACCTCCTGTTTATTCTTTAATAAGAAGTCAGTAGTGACTAACCCTTCCATATCTTCCTTAATAGCGTCATACTTAGTATTGCCCACCGCTATATCCGTCTTAAGGTCTACATACATACCAACCCCACTGGACGCGAATACAAGACAAGCAACCACAGCACTAATCCAACCTGTTTTATTATCCATTACCCACACCTTAAAAATACTTAAACAATTATGTGACACCCGTTCCACTGACCCACAGACCCAACTACCTTCTGCATTGTTACTGCTATCTCACCATTTTCATCTGCCGCAACATCTACATATACAACATTACTAGGGTCGTCTTGCTTGGCGTTTGTCTGTGATGTCACCCCGCCATTAAACGTAAACTGACTTATTCTATCCTCTGTCGCACCGTATTTATAGCTAGCCATGCCTATACTTACAACCTGATTAGGTTTAAACCCTTTCAACGTAAACAGCTCAAATGGAACTTCATCTTTAACATAACCATAAGCTTGCTTAATACGCCAGTGGGTCAAATCAACAGGGTTTAGTCCCTCGTCTGTAAACTCAGGGTTTGTGGCACTGTGAGTTAGCCCAGAACCAATACTAGATATTGTTATAGAGCCTGGATTGTAACCACTTAAAGGAACTAGCTCCCTATCTGTGTGGTCGTTTAGGTGGTTAAAGTAATTAGCGAAAGGCATATTTTTTGAAGGCCCTGTACTTTTCGTACTGGTGAACTCTAGTATTAGAGACTTTGGACCTGTGGTAGCGCCATTCGATTCGCTAGGTGTAAATTGGTCGAATACTATAGATGACTCACCTTTGACAAATCTTGATATTAAATCAACCTCTAACCTTCTTAGTAACTCATATCCAACATCGGTGTGATGGATACCGTCAGCATTATGGATTATCTTACTTAAGTTGTAAGTATGATTGTATAGTGAAAACCAAGGTCTTGATAATGTAGTAGACCATTGATTAGGCAGCATACTTTGCACTATAGGGTATAAAATATCTTGCTGAAAAGGCAGTGAGCTTAAACTCTCATCATCTATTGATGCAACGTCATTATTTATGTAATTTCTGAATGTTGTTTCAAACAATAGGGGTGTATTCCCGTTGTTTGATATGTCGGTAATTAGCGTTTGCAAGTCTGCTCTAACACTTTCAATATCTGTAGAGGATGCTGTGGCATAAGGTCGCAACGAACTAATACTATTCCCAAGCGTATCTGTCATTACAACATACGTGCTAGCATCCCCTGTATACAAATCCTTTATAGGCAACCATCCGTCATTGTATATCTGACTTACAACCCTGCCACCTACAGATGCGTCAATCACCTCAACGTTATCAATGCTATTCATCTTAAACAATTCACTAACGTACTCTGTAGCACTAGAAACAACACCGTCCGAATTTGACGCACCAAGCATAACAACCTTGGTTGGCAACACTGATTGGGCGGGTAGAGAATCACCATCTAAAGGCAGTGACATTTTATAAACTAGGTCTTCTATAAACTCCTCTATAATAGCGTAGCCATGAGTAGCCATGAATGTTCTTTCATTTCCAGATATGTAGTTGTCGGCGTGAATTAGCACCCCTTGCCCAACAGACCCGACAGACCCTAAATTTATTTCATTATCTGCTGGAACTAAGCCCGAATACAATATATTGCGACTTAAGTCTTCAACACGAACATGCATTTCACTAATGCCTGCTGGTGTGTTTTTCATATCAACTTTAATTACATTAGCCATTTTTTAACCCCAAGTAAATTGTTCACGCCAAACATATTGACCAGTAATTCCATCTTCCCTAATTTCCCAAACACCCTCGCTATACCCAAACATGGTTGCTGATACACTACCTATGGTTGGTGATTGTGTAGCACCTTGCTCCCTGTTTGTTAGCGGGATTGCATTAGTTAACTCGCCATTTATCTCGACCTTGAAGTCGTATATTGGACCTTCAAAATTAGGTATTGATGTGCTACTGCCCCACTTAGAGCCCAAGCTATCTAAAAGCACTTCCTCTGTTGACCAGCTGCCATTAATAAATGTCACTTCATCAACCTTTAAAATTGCATTTGTTCCGACCCTTTCGAATGATATGTGGTGAGGGTTACCATCTGTTAAAATTGCGAAATCCTCATTTGTAATGCCATCCACAAGTGTGGAGTTAAAGTAAACATTTTGCGTTGAGCCTAACACGGCTAGTCTACCATCATTTGAAAGCCTAGATGACGCAAAATGAAATCCACTAGGTGAAAAAACACCTATACCTGAAACCTTGAAATCACTTCCTGATGGTATCACTATAGGGTCGCTCAACTGCCAATACTGACTAACTCCATCAAGCCTGGCGACATAGCTAACATCCAACAACCCACTAACAAACCTTTTTAAACCCCCTGCCTTGTAAAACCCCTCGTTAATATTACTAGCTCCATAATCATCATTAAGCTTACCGAGGATTCTGTCAGGTAAGCTCCCCACATAACCAAGCTCACCAAGCTTAGTGAACACCCTATCATTTATCGACATTATTATTTCCTGTTCTCATTACTGATAGCGTCTCAAATAGTTTCATAAAGATGCGTCTTAGTCCGAGCTCTGACACAATCACCCCATAGAAGGCATACTGGTACCACTCAGGGGCCCCTGTAAGCCACGCTAACCAGCTTTCTACATAAGGCTGCATGAAGGGTATTGGGTAAAGCCAAAAGGGGCTTAGGATTGTACACACAACGATATTATCCATCCATGTATTGTTCTTATTCTTAACAGTGATTAAGTCAATATCATTAGCAGCCTCAGCATCCTTCTCAGCTATAGTCACCTTACTCTTGGCCTTAGCTACAATAACCTCAGTATCAGCCTCCACCTTCATAACAGCTTGTTTATTCTTAGCATCAAGCCAATCACTGCCCATACCAAACAACTTACCAATTATAACACTCCACATCAACCCCACCTCGCTAGTGTTGGCCTAACATCAATGTGTGTAAACGTATTATAACGCCCCACCCCATACTTATCTGGATATAAACCTACCAAATGCTTATGCACCTCCTTAGGACTAACACCCCGTACAACAATATCAGCAGCTATTCCATACATATGCTTAGAGCCTGTTGAGCCCTCTCTCTTAACAGCACCACCTACCCTTTCATTGTGTTCCTCACACCTACAGGCGGAGTTAATAACAATAGGCTTGTCATAGTGCTCTCTTAGTTTCTGTAGCAAAGCTACGAGTTCAAGACTTACGTCATCAAACCCACAGCCACACTTACAAGCAAACTCCTTACGTGAGAAGTTAGCGCTTAAGTCTCCCATTATTCACCTCTTTTCTGATTAACAGCATTAATAAGCTTGTTAGTTAGTTCTTCTGTCTGTGTATTATCAGCCAGTCCCATATCACCTATAAAGAATCTAATATCGTCCTCAGTCCAATTAAGCTCAACAGCCTTGTCCACAAACTTAGGCATAGGACTCTTCTCTGGTGCAGGTGCATCAGGCTCTTGCTCTACAGGAGCAGAGGTTTGTGGGGTTTGTAGGTCTGGTTTCTCAGAATTATTGTTAGAAATTCTGTCGGGCAATTTATCTAATACAAAATAAGGAACAGCTTCCTGAGGGGTTAAGTCAGGAACACCACTATCTTTACGTGCTTTCTCTAATTCCTTAGTATTATACGTATAGACAGATAGCATATTACGTAGGAATGTAGCAGACTCTTTAGTTAAGCCCTCTCCACTAATCGTATTTGGATTAGGGGCACGTTGCTTACTGCTGGCCAGTTTACTTGTTGGCTTAGGTGCATTACCTATAGTGAAGTCTGTAGGCAGTGAACCAGTGTCACCAGCGTAAGTAGATAGGAAACCTTTCTTAAGACCCCCCATCACCCCTTCATTAACCCTTTCAGCCTTAGCACTGTTAGCTTGTGCCCACGCCTTATAGCTAGGTGTCTTAACCATATTAGCCGCATCAGGGTTCTTAGAGAACATCTGAGTGAACGCCACAAAGGCATTACCCATCTTAGATACCACACTGTCCAACACACCCTCAGTAAGCTTAGCATTACGTGGGTCATTCAACACTGTCCCTGTAGCATAAGCCTCATTCTCTGTCATGTTAAATGCGTCATCACTAGGAACCACCAACTTATCAACACCTGTCATAGCAGCTTGCTTAAAGCTTCCTTGTTGTTTAAACGCTTGTTTAAGAATAGGGTTGCCACTAATAAGAACTTGCTTAGCCTCTCCTTCTGGCATATCTAAAGCTTGTAAGTATGTCTGTACAAGAGCTTGCCCACCAGCAGTGTTAAGTGCTGTTATGGTTGGGTAGTTTCTTGCAGCAACAACCTGAGCCTCAGCTTTACTTGCTGTGTTAACATCTTGTATTACTTTTAAGTAAGAAGAGTCACCAACAAGCTGTTTAGAGTTACTAGCCCAATCCTCTATCTCCGATAAAGACTCATCATACTCAGCCTTACCAATCAACAGGTGCCCTGTGTTAGGGTCTCTAACCTGAGCTGCCAACTCACTCTTCAATTGTGCCACTGTAGAGTCTATAGTGAACTCTAACGAACGTTTGTCATCAAGAGATAGTGTGCCCCCACCATTAGTCATAGCCCTCTTAGCAGCGTCCATAAGCTTCACAGTGTTATTGTTGATTTGCACTTGTGTATTAGCAAACACCAGCTCACCATTATACTCACGTACATTCTTCTGGGAGTCAGCCAAGGTCTTAGCACTGGCTGCATTCTCTTCCATAGCAATACGCTTAGCAGCTTCCTCAAGAGGAACGCCAAGACGTAAAGACTTCTCAGCCACCTCTGTCTGGTAAGCTTCCTCTGCTTGCTCTTGTGGTGTCTTAGCAAACGTACCTGAGCCACCACCCACACCAAATGTTGATTGGAATAAACTATCAGCTTTGCTAGCAATCCAAGGGGAGTTGGCCTTAGCCTCATCCAAAGCAGCCCTAGCCTTGTATTGCAAAGCAGATGCTTTTTCTTTTCCTATCTTCCTTGCTTGTACTATATTACCAAACTTCTTCTTAAGGTTGTCAAGCTCCTTACCTCCCGCATAAGCAAAGGAGGCTTCTGTAGCTACGTTAAGAACATCTGAGAACAGTTGTACATCACCACTTCTGTCAACAGGTTTTGAAGGAGTCACTGCTGAATTAACAACACCTAACTCTGGGTCAAATAAATTACTCAATTCCTTTATCCTCTACATATTTCTGTCTAATAACACTAAGCTTATTAGCACTAGAAGTAAACTCACTAAGAGAACCATTAATAGCCTTACTAATAGTTTCTTCTTTGAAGTCTCTTGGTTTGTTCAACCTGCCTATTACAATGTCCATAACAGCTTTGGCATCTTGTCTGCCCAAGGAGTATATGTGGCGCTTAACAAAAGAGGCGGCTATCTGATGTTCCTCAACACTAGCCTCGTCTTGATTTGTAATAGCGTTCTGCATATCATACATTAAAGCAAGGTAACGTTCAGCAATAGCTGTCACCTTCTCCTTACGCTTAACCTCAGTTTGCCTAAGTGTGTAAAGGTCGTCCATCTCTTGGCTACCAAAACCAATAGCTCGTGCATATACATCCCCCAGTTCTGGGTGTACAGAGTACAACGGTTGGCCGTCACTAGTTCTCACCATACCCTCAGATAAATCCCAAGCAGCTAACCACTTACGAGAAGAAGAAGGAATACTGGCGATACTCCTTGCCAACACCTCACCAGCGCTCTTAAGGGCTGGACTTAGTTCTTCGTCATTAAGGTAGTCGTCTATAACAAGATTACCAAAGAAGTGTGTATTAGTTAACAAATCAACTATCTTATCCCCAGAGGTGAATGAAGCACCAAAGGCCGTCTTAATAGCTGGTGTGTTTGTGTCTAATAACGCCCTACGGAAATCCTCTAGTACGTCAGCACTAACTGTAAGACGACCAGAGATTAGCGCATCAATATCCATCTCATGATTAAACAACCAACCAATAGCACCACGCTTAACAGCAATCAGTTCCTCAGAGCTTAGCTGTGCCTTGTCAACACCCATTAGTCCAAACATCTCATCAGAGAAGTGATTAAGGATTGGTACACCAGCAGCACCGAATAGCGCTATCTGACCTAAGGCAAGCTTAGAGCGCTCCCAAGGGCTGAAATGACTTCCTTTGGCAATAGCTTCAATGTACTTACCATAGATTTGTTTAAACTGTGTTGGCAATGCCCATATACCTTTCTGGAAGGCTGCCTTATTAGCACCACTCATGTTAAGCCTAAACTGCTCAGCCCTAGCTATTACTTGTTGTAGTGTTTGGTCATTATACTTAAACGACTTACCAGCCAAGTCCTTAGCTTCTTCCAAAGCAGTGAAGAATGAGATACGCATATTAGACAGCTCACCCATCTTGTATGGGGTTTGACCTGCATCAACAGCTCTTTGGAATCCTCGTCTTAGTACACCAGCATCATAAGGGAGGCGGTTAGTTATACTTGAAGCATCAGCACTGCCTCTTACAACACTCTCGTACATACCAGACTTACGCCAGAAGTTGTAATCACCAGCGAGATTCTTTTCATCAACCTCTAAGTCACCACTCATCTTACGTAGGAATGCCTTAGCTGTTTTCTCATTAGTTACAAAATCTAATGTTGAGGCAGTTAACCAACGTGAGCTAGCTTTTGTGGCTGCCACTGGGTTAATGCTTATAGCTACTGTAGCACCTAACAATTGCACAGGTATTTGTACAACAGCAAATGCACCTAGTGTAAGGTTAAACGTAGTTCCTTTCAGGGTGTCTACAAGAGACTTATCTTGCATGTGGTACATGTACTTAGCTGTTTTTTCATAACCTTTGTCATCAAACTTCTCTCCCAAAGCCCTAACCCAACCTTGAAAACGTGAGTCAGATGAGCTAGGTATATTAGACATTTCATTCACTTGGTCATAAGCAGCAAGAAGTTTGGCCCTACGTTGCATATCCATACCACTTTCTGAAATCTCCCCACGTAAAGATTTCCAACCTAAGGATTTAGCCTTATCACCAATCTCTGCATTAGAAGCTGCTTCATTCATAATACGTGTACGTGCTTCCATACGCCATTCAGATAAGGCAGCTCTGTCAGCAGTAACACCCATATAACGTTGAATAGAATCAAGTGCATCAGTACGACCACCCTCATCAAAAGCACCAGCCCACTCTAACTCAGAAGACTTACGCTTACCGCGTATTAAACCACCTTGAATAGTAAGAACGTCTGAGTTCTCGACACCCTTACTAATATCTCTATCAAAACGTATATCAAACTTAGAAGCATCAAACGTTTCACCAGCTTCCTCAGCAGCTCTTGCAAGTTTAGCTAAGTATTTATTAGCTTGTGTCTTAGTGGCTGCATAAGCTAGGGTTGTCTCAACATTCTTCATAGCCCCATTAACTACAATCTGCTTCTGGCCTTTTACAAACCAGTTAGCATCTTCCCTTAATTTAGGGAGGTAGTTAGGCTGTCTGTTAAGAACAATGTTAGGAAGCTCTGATACGTTACGTTTATCAACTAAAGCATACTTAACCAAACCATCAGCAGAATCAAACCACTCTTGAGGAGATGTAGCCTCAGACTTAACCAACACCTTACCATTCTTATAAGCGTTCTTTAAGTCTTCTAAACCAGCGCCCTTAAGTGTTACATCACCATCTTTAATAATAGTGTTGTCTACATCAGCAGCAAACATCTTATAGGCCGTGTCAGCGTCACCAGCAGGTTTTGCATAAGAAGTAATACCATCCTCTACGTCTACAGCTTTAGTTCCCTTAAGCTCCATCTCACGGCGTAATACATCGTTGTTTAAGAAGAACGTATCATCCAACACCTTACGTACACCAGTGAAAGCTATAAACTCGTCTTCTGTTAGCTTCTTACCACCAACACCTTCAACAACTAGACGTTGATAAGAGGGAATACCTTCCTTACCATCCATCAGTGCAAGCATGTCAGACACATTAGTAAGCTTCTTAACATTACCTTTAACTGGCTTAAGAGCTTCGTCAATTGAATCACCTAAACCTTTTCCTATACGACCCTTGGCATACAGCGTAGCCTCAGCAGCTTGTACAAGCCAATCTCTGTCTTGTCCTGCCAGTGTGTTAGGGCTAGTCACCCCACGTAAGGTGCTGGCTACAAACCCAGCTTCCTTCTGCTTAAATCCACCCAAATCATCTAATTCAAACAACTTAGTTTCACGTGTTAATGTAACACCAGCACCATCAACTACATCGTATTCAAATGTAACACCAGCCTTAGACCTAAACGTCTTAATGTTTTCAATGTCATCACGCTTAGATAGGTTACGGTTCATAGCAGCTACAATTTCATCTGCGTCCTTTGTATCAACATCAACAACATAACCAAGAACATTGTTAGCTCTGTCTAAAGCTTCTTGTACGTTCTCTTTGTACTGACGATACTTAAGCTGAACCCCATCAGGTGCTCCTGAGAACACTCCCTCGGGCTTTACAGGATTACCCACTGTAGCAGCATCAATCTGGGGAACACCAGCTTCCTTGGCTACCTGAGGGTCTTCTGAGACAGCATCAGCTATCTTACCAGCAGTCCTAGCATCACCAGACTTAGCGGTACGGTTTAATACATTTAATGTACGCAGCCCTTTTAGGAGACCACGACCTAAGTTAAATGCTACGCCAGCAGCCTCTAGCTTCTCTAATGCCTGGAAGTTACGACTATCTTCATCCCTACCAAGAACACCTAAAGCTAACTGTATTTGTTGTAGTTGGTTATCATCTACGTTTGTAATAACTTCCTTAAGGCGTTCATCAAACATAACACGCTCAGAAGAACTAAGGCTCTCCCTGAATTGTGATATATTCTTCAATGAATCAGAGCTGCCTAACCAATCTTGTAAGCCTGTGCTATCGCCAAGGAGTTGTTGTTCAACCTCTGAGGCATTCCAAGACTCATCAGGAACAGCCATCATTCCTAGAATATCCCAACCTGTCTCATACCATGCACGCTTATCAGCACCTTCCATAATACTTTGTAAGAACGCGCTATCAACAGCAATACTTTCACGCTCGCCTTGTGTAAGCTTCTCACTTCCTTCTAAACTATCAACCCAGTTTAAATGTGGGGTGATTTTAGACTTACGTTTAGCATCCAACTCTTGGAAGGATGTACGAGCATTGTTAACCGCCACAGGTAATTGCTCAGGTGTTTCAATAGCCACTTGTTGTACTGCTTGTTCAATACGTCCATTCTCTTTCTGTACGTAATTTAAAGCAGCATTATCTTTCATCTGTTCAGCAGATAAGGTTGAAACATCTTCAACAGCTTGAACTAAATCACCACCTTGAGAGATGACTGTAGCTGACATATCTGTAACCAACGCTTTCTTCTGATTCTTATCAGCATAGCCAGCAACATTTTCATACATGTTCTCGCCAGCATACACTGTGTTTGTTTCTAGTTCAAACTCTTCCATTAAGCTGCTCCGCTTCCGCCACCCATGCTGAATAATTTATCAAACCCACCCGTTTGGGAGAAGGCTTGCATGCCCGTACTAGCTATTGCCTGTCCATACATACCCTGTATTTGGGCATCAGCCATCTTACTATTTTCCTTAGATATAGCGCTTTCTGTAATCTGCTGTGCGGACACATTAGCAAAACTTGTAGCAAGTTGATTACCAATCGCACCCACTGCACCAATCTCTTTAGAAGAACCAGATGTACCTAGGTTTTCAGACACTTGTTGTATACGTGCCCTTTCCCTACGAGCCTCCCTAGCTTGTTGCCTAAGGGCAGCAGCATCTTGGTTCCGTTGTGCTGCACTGGTTGTGTCAGCCGCCCTTTTCTGTGCCCTTTGGGAAGCTTTGTTAGCATCCACACTAATAGCTGTACCAGCTACGAATGCCACTGCTGCTGCAATAGACATATAATCTCCTTAAACGTTTGTAGCAATACCTGCAAGCATTGACCAGCCTAACAGCTTACAATCCTTGCCTTCCTCTGTCCTAATGTTAAGAGACAGAACTTGGCCTTTGCCACGTAACTTGTTCTTAGTTGTAATAGTTAAAAACCCTGTGTCGTATGGGTCACTAGCATTCTCAGGCATATATAAACGCTTATAGCGATATGCTTGAAACTCCCTACCCCAACGGTTAGAGTTGATTGAGTTAGACCAATCCCACATAGCTCTCACCTTACAAGAGGATTGGTGTGTTGGATATAAATCCCCTAATTCATCTTCCTCAAACCCGTCCTCTGTACGCATAAAGTGGAATGTTACATAAGGAACTTGCTTATTCCTTTGGTAATCTCCATATCCGTTCCATCCAGTTATTAAATAAGCCTCTGCATCTATATCACCCCAATCAAGGAAGCTGTCATCATTGTAAGCACAGAAGGTGTATTCAACATTAGAATTGGTTCTGTTATCTTCAAAGCTTAAGACAAAACCTGTTACAGCTATGTAGTAAGTTTCTTTTGTAGAACTTACAGGTTCGCTGACAGTAACAACAACACTGTCTTCATCCGAAACAACGTCGTCTAAGTCAACAACAACCCCTTCAACAGCCTCGCCAGCCCTATAAGGAGGAACCTCAAACGGGCATATTACATTAGGTCGTCCTGTTGATGAGCCAGGTATTGTGTGCTTATAGAAAGCACCTAATGCAACATCTAATACAAGTTCAATACTGTCGTCTTCACCAGTCACCCTGTTGCCGTATATCCACCTTACTTTACGCTCATAAGAGTCATAATATCCCTGACAGAAAACCTTGTTAAGGGAGCTTATATCATCGTAGAAGGTTTGTATTGTATTATTAGTTATGTTGTTAGAACCTAAGTCACCATACTCATTGTACTGAATGTGATGTATCCCGTCATACCCCCAATACATTAGTGAATTGTCAATAACAACAACTGAACGTGGGGCTGAACAACCTTTATCACTCACCTTAACAACTTTAGACTCTGTGGCTGAGAACCCGTAGTCACTACCACCTAAGATAGCCCACACACCGTTCTCAGCAACAACTATTAAAGCGCTTCCTATATTAACTAGACGCTTAATGTTGTAAGCCCCATCAATACGTAAGAAGCCACCATCAGTGTCTAACAGTTCAGAGTTGTCCCTTGAGGTCGGGTCTCCTACTTGGTGACATATGCTTAAATCTGGCTTACTGTCTATAAGCTTGCTAAACAATACGTAGGAAGAAAGACGGGGAGAGTACTCATCCCCACCTATAACATCTCCGTTAAACCCTGAGTAGAACACCCTACCAGCAAACTCACTTACAGTGGAGGCACCCTTATCAGTACGGTCAGTTGGTATGTCACCAGCAACTAACTCTCCTTGATACTTCGTAGAGGTTGCCATAAGGTCTTGCAACTGGTTATACCTGTCCTGCCCTCTGTCTAATAGGTCGATAACAAAATAACCCATTGGTACAGGGAAATTACCAGTAGTGGTTGATAACAGCACATCAGGCATGAACCTATCTATTGTCTTATTGTCGCCGTCTTCTGTATTAGGAAGTAAGCCCAACAGTAAACTGTCTGAGTAAGAGGGCAGGTGCCCTTGACCATTAAATAACTCATCAAGCTCCTCTCCACCTGTCTCCTCATAAAACAATACTAACGGGTCAACTAAAAACTCATCCTTACGTGGATACCTTAAAGAAGCCCAACCGCTATTACGTAGGTTGTAGTTGTGCTCTGTAATTGGATTTATATTACCTTTAACACGCTTACTTAGGTTGGATGAATCACGGTAGTTGATGTCATTCTGTATGTGAGCAACACCGAACACGTCTCTAATCTTAAGCCTGTACTCACTTTGTGTTACTGACTCACCATCATACTCAAACACCAACAACTCAGGGGAGCCTGTAGCAGCTACAAGCAAGCCATCCACTGTAGCAAAGTCAGCATACACCCCTTGGTATTCTGAATCTAATGTGTGCGTATGAACTAAGTTTCCCGAAAGAGGAAAGCCATTAGCCAAGTAGAAGTTTATTGAATAACCAATCTGCACAACAATGATACGTGCCTCAGCGTCACCACCAGCATTCTCCCAAGTGTAAGCAGAGATAGCTGGCTCACTACCAACGTTCTCTACATACTTAGAATACTGCGAGGTGTGGTTGTCCTCAAAGTTCATACCAAGCCTACGACTAATTTGGCCTGTCTTAGAAAGAACAAAATTATTAATATCTACAGCAGCATTCTCAGGGAATACAAGAGGACTAGCCTCTGTTACAAGGCCACCTACGAAGGTATTGTGTTCACTAGTTTGATTTTGCCTTGCCATTGGGTTTCTTCTCCGTTAGGTATTGGTCTATAGCTTTCTTAGCTTGTGTGTAGGAGGTGTAGTCCCCACGCAATACCACAGGAACAGAACCTCTACCTTGTGCTTTGACACTAATCATTCCCATAGTGCCATCATGTTCTAGGTTAAACCCTTCATGTTGTTTCAATACTTATCCCTCTTGAATGTACTGTCTCTGTAACCACCCCTAACACTGCGACCGTAGTTTGGATACCTAATACCACCATCCACAGCCCACGCCTTACGAGAAAGCCACCGTTGTTGTCTGTCAGCCTTTAAGTTAGCTACACTATCCACCACTTGCTTAAGCTTAAACATTGCCGTACGCTTAGCTTCCTCTACAAGAGCAGAGAACGCCTCAGAAGGCAGGTCTGGAATAAAATCATCAGACGTCTCCCACTCTGGCATTACATAAGCCTGTGCCTGAACTTTAGACTGTTGTAGTGTGTTATCCACTTCCTTGTCGTACGCATCAAACACTAAATTCTTGTCATCAAAAGATGTAAAATATGTTGGTGCTGTGTCATTAAGGATTAGAAGCTCTACACCAGTGTAGTCTTGAATAACATCTACGTCATCCATATCACTATTACGTCTATTAGTTAACCTTAGGAAGTCATCAGGCTCAGCCCAACGTACAGGACTGTATATGCGCCTCGTATCACTAACCTTTGCCTTATTGTAATTAATAAAACAAAGCTCTTTAACATCTTCACTAATAGACATATGCGTTGGGTAAGCTGTGTTACCTGAGGCAACTAAACTAACAGAACGCCTTAAATGAGGCCAATTCCTATTAGACATCATCTCAAAGAAACATGTCTTAATAATTTGAGCTACTTGTTGTGACTCAAACGTATCATCAATGCTGTTTACTTCATCACCGTCTAAGTCGTTCAGTATATCCTGTGCAATCTCTAGGAGAGTTAACTTCATAGGAAACTACCCCCACTGGTTCGCTCAATCAATATCTGAGGAGAACCAACAGTAATTGTACCAGCATTAGTCTTAACAAAGACTTGGCCACCATTAGCCAGGAACGTGCTTCCTGAGAACACTGGGAAAGAGGAACGAACAACGTAGGGAGTACTCCTACCACCAATCTCATAACCTTCTGTAATAATTGTTGTAGGAGTTGCTGCCCCACCAATATCCAATTGAACTGTAATATCTGTAACAGTCCCAGTCTCACTCTCCACAGGAATGTCTATACGAACCTGATAGAAGTCTCCTTCTGTAATAGGGAGCATCTTATTGTCTACTGTACTCCAAAGCTCTGTACCAGTCCCTCGTATATCCCTAGGGAGGTAAGAGGACTCACTAGCAGCACCAGCCCCATCTATAATAAGTTTAGAAGCTGTTGTATTAAATACTTGACCTGTTCCACTGTGCAAGTAAAAGCCCCATCCCTCAGGAGGATACACCCACTCAGCAGTGTTACCAGACGTAGACCTAAGAACCTTTCCTTCATCTACCCCAACACCCAAAGCACTAACAGGACTTTTCCACTCACCAGTCCCTGTGCCAGAGGCTACATAAACTGTACCTGAGGCTGCTGAGGAAGTTCCTTTTGGTTCGTGTAGTTGTGCCTCTGGAATATTTTTATGTTGTATATTCGCCATTCATAATCTCCACATAATAAAAAAGGCCAGCCAGTAAATTAATACCGACCAGCCCTTTAAGCTAAAGCCCCTGTTATGCAGGAGCCTTAAGGTAGCGAATAACCACGTTACCAGCGGTAGGGCCAGCAAGTACAACCGCACCTGTATTCGTTGATGCCAGTTCTACGTTGTTAAGCGCAGTACCGTCAGCACCAGAGATGTCTACACCACCAACCGTTAAGGTAGTGATTGCACCAGTAGCAAAGTCTGAGATAACCTCAGTAACAACCGCACCAGTTACAATAGGGAATGGAAAGTCTAGGCTATCCGAATCCAAATTGATTACATACTCTTCGTAGTAACCTGTCTGACGAGAGACACCAGAAGTGCCTCCAATGTCTCGTTGACCATAATGATTGCTTACGTCAGCAGTAACATTACTACCATCGCCAGCACCAAAAGCCGAAGTTTCAAAACTCATATCTTATCCTTATTCGTAAGACGTTGCAGAAGTGATGATAACACCTAATGTGTCACGACGCTGTACACCGAAGCCGAATCGACTACGAGTAACAAACTCATCACGGGCACGGTCTTTATTACGTTCGCCCTCAACCTTAGGCATACGACGCCATGCTGCCATCACTGGCTTACACTGGTCATCTAAGATACACATAGCAATATTGGCTACTGCACCTGTTACCGAAGTTGTACCATCTGAGAACGTACCAGTTGGTAAGCGGTTAGATGTGATGATTGAGAAGCCGTGTAACTGCATCATGAACTGTTGGCCAGATGCTAAACCACCCTCGATAATCTTACGACCAAACTCAGTAACATCTTGTGTGATAGTCACTAGGTTAGACAGAGCCGCCTCAACAATACTGTCACAGATAAACACACGACCCTCTGCTGGCACATTAGCCTTGTTGAAGGCAAGCTTCATAGCGATAAGGTGCTTAAGTGCAAAGATGTTGTTTGTCTCTGTAGAGGCAATACGATGAGGGAAGCCATTAATTAAATTGGCATCTGCATCAGTTTGAGCAGCCTCAGCAGTTGCTAAGAAGCGTGTCTCAAAATGCTCTTGTAATGCACGAGTAGACTCAGTAGCACGGGCTGACATAAGCATGTCCACTTGAGTACCGTCTTCACGAAGATCATCAGTAACATACCAAGCATCACCTGTGTAGTCTGTAATGCGCATTGTAATCTCACCAGACTCAATTGGGTTGTAATCTAGTGGGGTGTCCTCAGCCGCTTCCTGTAAAGTTACAGAGCCAACTGTTTTAATGTGTAACGTCTCACCAGAACCGAAGTCTGCTACATTACGGTAGAACGTACCTGGTAAAAGGCCGTCATGTAAATTCATTAAGATGAACTTACTGTACACTTCCGATTCAATAAATGAACGTGTATTGCTTGTTAGTTGCATTGATTATTATCCTGTAATTCCATGCTGATTATAAATCGACTCACGAATCTTAGCCATGTAAGCTGCTTGCTCTTGGCCAGAAGCACCACGAAGTAAACTCTTCTCTGGTGGCTTAATCTCGTTAGCGTCAGTAGTGTGTTGTGGTAGACGTGCGCCTGAGGCAGTTGGCTTAACATTACCGCCAGTACCAAACAGTCGTAACACCACATCAGGTTTTGATTGAGCCATCTCACCAAGCTCTGATGCTGACAAGCCAAGTTCAGAAGCAACCTTCTGTACCTCTGCCTGAGCATTAGCGCCAAAACGAGTCATAAGCTCTTGGTTAACACGAGACGCATTAGATTGAGCTGCACTAGCTGCTTCACGAGCTGCAAGCTTCTCTTCTAATAACTTCTCAATATCTACCTCACCTAAGTTAGGAGTAGCTGGTGTGCCCTCTTCCTTTGGTGTGGTTTGACTAAGTACATCTGAAATCTTTTCGCTAGCTTCTAACTTCGCTCGTAGCTCATTGAGCTGCTCCTCTAATTGTTGCTTCTCCTGGGAGAGCTTAGGGATGTATTCTTGCGAGTGCTTCAAAGCTTCTAATGCTGTGTTAATATCACTGTACTTAGGCTCACCTTTTTCATTTCTGATACTACCAAGCTGGTCAGCAAATGGGTTTTCAGGAGAACTAGGATTTGATTGTTGTTCAGGGGTTACCTGAGGGTTTTCTTGATTATCTGTGAATAAAGACTGGTCTGTCATTTATTATCCTTGATGTATTAATTTGGAGGAAGAGGTGGGACTCGAACCCACATGCCCTGTTAAGGACTACGGTTTAGCAAACCGCTCAATCTACCAATTTCTGCACTCTTCCAAATTTGGAGGAAAGTAATGGGGTCGAACCATCACCGCTATTAACGGTGGGCTGGTTTTCAAGACCAGTTGCTTACCACTAAGCCCTACCTTCCAAATATATACGCATTAATGAATAAGTAATAAAGAGAAATAAGAATAAGTATTAGGAACACCTTAAGGAACTCCTTAGACAACCCCTAATTTATTTTCTTATCTATCTTATTAAATATTCACTGCGTTCATTATTTAATGTATATACTTATATATACTAGTTTTTTAGCGTTTTTCCTAAAAATAAATGAAAATAATTTAAAATAATTATTCTAACAGTGCTAACACATCCTTAATAGCTGTAGCGTATCCTTGTCTATCTGCTTGTTTATACGCCCAATTCTGCGTATCATAGGTCTTGTCATTAAGAGAGGCGTTAATTTTCTTCTTTTGTTTATCTTCAAGAATATCTATTAGACGTTTCCTAAGATGAAGAGCTGACCGAAAGGCCAACTCCATCTCTTTAGCTGCGTCTGTATCAAGCCCCTTGGTTATCACTTCCTTCATCAGGCGCTCCCATTAGGTCTGGTTGAGTTTGTTGTTCCTCTGCTATCATCTGTTCCTGTGCAGCCCTTGTAAGACGCTCAGTCTCCATCTGCTCTTGTATAGCAACGTTAGGCTCAAAGATACCTAGCTTCTCTACATTAAGTGCTGAACCAAAAGCCTTGGCCAAGTTCTTGCTAGATATGTGAGGAGCAAGTAGTTGCATTACATTTGTATTAGCTAGGTTAGTCATCTCCTGAACAAACTTGGCTTGCTCAGCAAAGTGCCTAGCTCCAACAGGGTGTATTACACCATCGCCCACAAGGTCGTCCCTAGTGATTTCTTGGAACACTCTGACCTCAAGCTCATCATCAAAGATAGAAAGCGTCTCAGGGTCACTCATGTTCCTGTGTGCTTGTTCTAGCATGTCGTTTAGGTTAGGTTCTAGTAGCCTCAACTCAAACGTACTAACCTTCTCTTGGAAGATACGTCCAGCAGCAGCTTGTAGTTGTCCTACCTCGAATGCTGTCTTCTCACCTGGACTACGGATACCCATAGCTTCACGAGGGGCACCTGCATACAACTCCATCTTGTCTTCTATCATTGATATGTCGTTAGTGGCCTGTATCAAACCAGCAAGGCTTTTACTCACCTCACCTACGTCACCGTTCTCATCAATGTGGATAGCCTCTCCTGGTCCCCATACAAACTGTTCTACCTCACCAATAATCTTAAGAGGTGGGTGTACAATTAAGTCAGCAGCATCAGCCTTAAGGTTCTCCAAATGGTCTATACGGTATTGCATACCAACAAGATTATCAAGAGGCCCCATAGCCCACAGGTTATCATCTCTTAATCGCCACCCTACGTGACGTATAGGAGCTTTTCCTGAGTAGGTTGGTATCTCACTATTCCTAGCAAGAGTACACCTGTCTACGACCGTTACAAGACGATTCTGCTCTAGTCCTTCTGTCTCAGGGTTGTAATAATCTCCCCAAAACTCTAATACCTCTACGTAGTTTGATTGTAAGTATTCGTAATAAGAGCCAAAGCCATCCACCTGATAACCCAACGCCTTATCAAAGTCTTCAATAGAGTACCCGCCCATCTTGCTTTGAATTTCAAGACGCTTCTCTAAGGCATCAGCCCAGAAAGCTTGGTCAGGGTCTTGCTCAGCCATAAGCATAAGCTCACCTATTGTCTTGATTGAGCGTATAATCTTGAAGCTCTTTTCAAAGCTTTCAGCAGTTGGGTCAAAGATAATATCAAGAGGACTGATACGATGAGACGTTGGGCCTACATAATCTACTTGACGTAAGCCCATAGGAGACAGCTTGTGACGGCTCTCAAATGAAGCTGTACTGAACGCATTACCATAATCAATGTAATCGTATAGCATCTTACTTACTTCGGCCCTGTAGCCACTCCTACGGCACTTAATGGCCATGTAGTTCTCTATGACAGCCGCCTTCTCTTGACTAGCTGAATCTAGGGAGAACGACTCCCACTGTAGCCAGCTTTCATTAGGGAACAATGCTGTAATATAATTAGAGTGTAAGTTGTCTCGTATCTGACAAAGCTTAGGAAGGGTTGTTGAGTTCTTCCAAGGCAAAGTGCTGTTAGTTGTTGAACGGGTATCAGTTGCAAAGACGTAGTTACGAAGTTCTTTCTTCTCCTCAATCCAATCCCTGCGTTGCATATTAAACTTGTCCCATAGGTTACTCACCCATGCTGCACCGTCTGCACGGCTAACAAGTGAACTGATTTCTGCTACTTTAGTTGACATATATTTCCTTTAGAATTTCATACCGCCGAAGCGTGGATGTGTGTTCTGAGTTTGTGTAAAGAAGTCGCCTACACCTGAGCCATGTTTAGTTGCTGGTGTTATTGCTATTGCTACTGCTGATGCCAAAGCATCCTTAATATCATCGTGAGAGGGTCTGGCCAATACTAGCTCTTCTTCTAAGACTGAAGTCCAGCCACCTTCTAAATGCCACACCTGTAAATTATCATACAAGTGACCTAGGGCTGCTTCGATACGTTCTTCTTTAGAACCTTCTGAGCGTGTTGGTCTGTATTCATCCACAGACAGGCTCAGACCCTCTCTCTTTGCATATTCCTTAATACTGTTTACAATCACCTTCTGAGCAACACTAACCTCAGCACGGAGCTTGTTGAAGCGCCACTTGGTGTGTAGTGCTAGAACGTGTTTAAAGTATTCCAGTGTTTTGTCAGTTTTAAACCTGTCAATATCTAGTACGTAGTAGTTGCTTTCTGAGTCAACACCTATTACAACGATAGCTGTAAAGTCGGCTGCCTTCGACAAGGAGAACGCAAAATCCACTGCTGCATAAACATTAAGCTTCTTATCATTATAGAACCACTTGCTACCTTCCTTCTTTAGCTTACGAGGATTGTAGTATTGGAACTTCTCACGACTAATACGTTCTGAACCTGGGTCATTTGGGTCATTATAATACTGAGCATAGAATTGAACCCTATCAGAATACTCTGCCTTAATACGCGCTAAGGTTTGAATATCAAATCCAAATGCCTTCCCATCATCACGGATAGTACGAGGCCAAGTGAATATATTATCTTGCTCAACAACGTATTCCTTAACTTCCCACACACTCTGTTGGTCAATCTTAATGCCCACATCATCATACACATCATACACCTGATTCTTCCAAGTGTAGTATATATCTGTTGGGTGGTAGCGAGTACCACAGGCCATTGTAAAACCACCTGAGTTACGTATAGAGGTGAACTGAGAAGACTTCTTACTAACAGCCTCACGACCATCCTCTGTGTACGCATTCTCTGGAACCACTAAGTCATCCGCTACAACGATGTCAGCGTGCCAACCAGTTGTATTGGTAGTTAGGCCAGCAGTTGCTACAGTAGCATCACGTATGCCTTCTTTAGCTCTCTTAGGGTGGTCTACGTTAATCTTCTTAGAAGTCCACTTGTCACGCTTGCCTTCTTGAGGGTTTATGTATTCAGGGAAGAAACGTTGGTACAGTGAGCTGCCTAATATGTTTTGTATGGCATATAGCTGGGTCTCTGCCAGTTCAGCGGTAGCTGATACATACAGCATAGTAACCTCTGGATGCTTAGTTATAATCCAAGCACACCAAGTAGCTACCATGTGACTTTTTAGATGGGCACGAGGAAGCATGATTAATTTGTTATTAGTCAGTGCCCCACCTTGGCCATACAAGCTGTACTCTTGCATCCACCTAAATATATCTTTGTGAACTGAGCCATACATATAGCCAGGGTTAACTAGCCTAGCAAAGAACTCCAAGTCAACTAGGGAGCGTTCCCTAACTTCCTTAGCCTCTTTAGGCATCCTAGCTAACTTTCTTTCAGCTTCCTTTAGCCAATCATCCATACTTACACCTTACTTAGTCGTACAATATCTGCTGAGAACTCATCCTCTAAGCGCTTCTGCATCTTACTGTCATGCTCAGACGTATCCTTCTTAGGACGACCAGCACCTTTCTTCTCCCAACCTCGGTCAGCTAACCAACGTGCAGCTTGGAAACCTTTCTCATCAGCAGACATTTGAATAATATCTTGGACAGCTTGAGAACGTAGTTTAAGCTCTAGCTCTTCCCGCCACTCATCCACATGCTTTCGCAAATTTTTGTTATTGAGTATACGTTTCCACTGCCCCCAACCTGCCAAATACTGAGTAGCAAAAGCATATTCTGTTGGGTCTTCTAGCTCTAGGTAGAGACGTTTAAGGCTTGGGTAAACCTTGCCCTCGTCAGTCTCGTGGTCTTCGTCCTTTAACGAGTATACCGCAGTATCGTAATTATAGCCAACCTCTAAGAAGAGGCCCTGTGTAAGCGGCCTACCTCCTGAGTCCTTAAGTTTGTTCTTGTTTGGTTTAAAAGACATATATACCTTTTTAATAGTTTTAAGTATTGGTGCTCCTGTAAACAGCACTAATCTTTGGGTAGATAGACAACCCTTATCTGAAGGTTGATTAAAACCCCCTAGACTTCTCGAGCCATGACGCAGAGTAGTCTTTTGCTAGCTTAAGTGTTATTATGCCCCTGTTTGGTGGTGCAACGGATAGTCCGTCTTTTAACCTTATGTTATTTGAGCCAGAGGCCGCCTCGGTTATTGTGGCTGTACCAGACCCTATAAAATCAACCTCATCTATGTCATACGCGTTTGTAGCGTCTATAAAGTCTAAGGAACCTGTTCCAGTAAGCCACACCGTTCTAGTGCTAGAGTCTAGTGTCAAAGTATTACTTGTGTCTGTATCAAAAACTAGCAAGTCTTCATTGTTTGGCAGCCCTTTAATATACACCCTATTACCAGCTTCCGAAGTGTAATCCGCTCCTGGACCAACGTCCTCAGACCAATTCAGCCAGTTTCCGTATCTATTAAGTAACAGTGTATTTGCTTCGCCATTAGTTTGAGTGAATGCCTTGGCAACAGACGCAGGGGCTACAGAAGTTACGATGGTATTAAATCTAGCACCCTCTAGGTGTATGCCTATAACGTCATTTACGGTTTCGATTAGTCCGCCGTTTATATTGTTATACCTACAGTCACCAAGTATGTGCAAGCCTATATCATCAATGTTTTCTATGTAAGCTATTTTAAAGTTATTAGAGCTTGGCCCAACCTTACCTGTTGCAGCCTCTATGAAAATACCTTTTTCAACCGACCCCAAAGAAACATAAGGGAAGTTATTCCCGTTACATATGTCGAATGCGTCCGTCTCTAAATGTATACCATAAAACAAGCTTGAGCCGCGAATACTTACGTCGTTATAGTAGGTTTGTAAGCTTGATGACGTTGGGTAGGCATAAACACCCTTATTGAAGTTTCTTGCTTCTATGTCAATCTTAGACCTGTGCATGCCTGTTATGTCAACAGCAATAGCCGCAGATGTATCTATAGTGCCAAGCCTTTGTATAAACAGTCTACCTGTCATCTGTATATTAGCTACGCCTGAAATGCTTGCATCCCTCTTGATAACCGTACCAGTGTATCCAGAAAGGCACAGCACCCTAGCGTTAGTTGCATTCATTGCACTACTATTACCTGCCAGTATACTAGCAGTGCCAGATAAAAATATGTAACTTCCCGAAAGGTCGAGGCATACATCACGCAACTGCAAGTCCCCATCTACAAGATAAGCTGAGCCTTGGTTGGTAGACACCTTACCCCTAGTGTCAGCACTTGAGGTGGCGTTAACGTAATCTATTGCTGCTTGTATAGAAGATAAGTCAGACGTTGAGTTATCTCCCCTAGCTCCAAACTTATGGACGCTTACAGACTTTCCTTTTAGATTAGCCTCTATGTAAGTGTTAGAGTCGATACTAAATACAGACCCGCCGTCAGCAGTGTGGGCACCAAACCTCAGTAACCCCCAGTTACTACCACCGTCCGATTGAGCATAGTAACCCT